ATGAAGGTCCGTGTTTACAAACCTGCCAAAAACGCCATGCAGTCCGGTCGTGCGGCGACCAAACACTGGGTGATGGAATTTGAACCGGGTGCAAAGAAGGTTGCTGATCAGCTTATGGGCTGGATCGGATCGACCGATACCCGTGGCCAGGTTCGCATGTATTTCGATAGTCTTGAAGAAGCACAGGCATTTGCCGCCCGTCACAAGCTGATTGCCGATATCGAACAGCCGAAATCGCGCGTCCGCCGGGTGCAGGCCTATGCTGATAACTTCGCGTTCAAACGCGTCGTCTGATCCTTCGGCCATCAAGACGGCCGATCACCATCATCGGGGCGGTTTCCGCCCCGTTCGTCTGACAGAAGACGTTAAAGACTGAAACGATATGTCTATCATGCCGGGCAGGCGTCCAATGCTTTGCCCCGGGGCACCAACCGGCCCCCACAGCGGTCCCTTAGCTCAACTGGATAGAGCAACAGACTTCTAATCTGTAGGTTGCAGGTTCGAGTCCTGCAGGGATCGCCATTTTTCTATTTTGATTATCAAAGGTTTGGCGGTGTTTGGTGCGAATGCCAATTTTGCAGTTAGACACTGGTTTCAGCTAAAGTTAGACACTCAAGCGCCTTGATCAAGTCGGTTCAATTTGTCAATAGCCAATGATGCGGCGCGTTTTCGCTCACTATATTTGCGAACCATTTGTGCGGTTTCGTGGCCGGTAATGGCGCCAATCTCTTCCCATGATAGGCCAAGTTCCCGAAGGCGGGTGGCGGCTGCGTATCGCCCGCCGTGCGCGGTGAAGTCCGCGGGTAGGTCGGCTGCGTCATATGCCTTGCGCATCATTTTCGAAAAAGCCGTCGCGTCGTATGCCTTGCCCTTGGGTGCCGGGATCAGATTCAGGTGATCGTGATCTGGTAGCCAAATATCGAGGGCTTGCTGCAATACATTTGACAATGGGATTTCAACGCGTGCAGCGGTTTTTTGCTGTTTGACGCTGATCCATCCGTTTTTGATGTGGCCGCGCACCATCGTTCGAACATCTGATGCACGTTGTCCGGTGTATAAAATGAGTTCGAACGCAGTCCGTTCGCGCGTACCCATCGCCCAATGCGCCCGAAACTGTTCGATTTCATTTTCTTCCCAAGATCGAAAGCCTTCGCCTTCCTTGAGGCGGCGGGGGCGCGAGGCGGGGTTATGCATGAGCCAGCCCAGATCGATCGCATAATTCAGTATTATGCGAAGCTGAGAGACGATGGCGTTGGCCGTCCGCGGGGTGTTGTGGAACCGGTTGTGGAGCATTGTGACGAATTTGCGCGGGGTGGATTTAACGTCCATCTTCCCGGCGATGCTGCCTAATGTATCGAGGTGCCGGGAATATTCTTTTTTGGTTCGAGGCTTAAGCTGTTTGTAAATCGGGCTGGCTTTGTATTTGGCAATCAGGTCATCATATGAACCTGGCGTAACCTTTTTCCCGCCATTGGCGCCGGTTTGAAACTCTTCATGAATTCTTTCATACTCTGCCCGCCAAGCGTCGGAGCCGAGATCGCCCTTTATCCGGATTTTCGACCCGTCCCGGCGATAATAGCAATAAGTCTTACCCTTGACTTCATATGCTTTAACGTACGGCAGACTGATTAGAACCATTTAGAAGGTCGTCCCATGTTTCGGCGGCGATGTTTTCGTTGGTGGCTGCTTGTAAAGTCAGTCCGGATCTTCGATTGAAATAGGCCTCGACCGCGATGCTATCCCACCCAAATTCTGGGTCTTTTTTGGGGAAGCCGTCAAGCTTCCCTATTTTTCGATGCATTGTTTGCGGTGTGCAGCCTAGACGGCAGGCTAACTGCCAGTCTGTCCAGTAGCGAGGGTCAGGCACAAAGCCGGGAAGCTTTTTGGTTGTCATGCTGCATCCTCTATCGGGCGTATCTGGCTGAAATCAATGTCCGGGGTGAAAAAGCCGAGCATGCCCTTGCAAGGCAGGGGATTGATCAGGCGCGGATTGCGAAGCACAAAGCCATAGGGGCCGTTGAACCAATCGCTATCCATGTCGGATACGCAGTCGATAATCTCCACGATGCCAACAATAGCGCCGAACGTTTCGTGCGGGTGATTGATCAGGAAGCTGCGTTTGTCGGCTGCAGGGCCGTCAAATGACTTGCTGGAATGGATCAGCACGTCGCCGCGATAATTGGTTTCCCATTTCCGGTTTTCGACATCCTTGTCATCATGGAAAATGTGATGAACCCAAGGCTGGCGGACTGATAGAGCTTTCATGCCGCCTCGCTGGTCTGAGTTTCGCCGTTGATGATTGCTGCGACCTGTGGCGCAGTGAGTTTGAGGCATCGGTTGGCTGCGTTCGCAAGTCGTTGCGCCTCGGTTTTGGTTTGTCTCGGTGCAATCAGTGGGGAGGCTGTATCAATCCCGCCATCCGCTTTGTACGTATATAGAATCGGCCATGATCCGTCGGAAGACTGACAGTTGGCTGAGAATGCGATTTTGAAATCACTAGCGTCTTGTAGACGATGGACAAAAAGAAGCTCGTTCGACCAAATCTCGTTTGCGAGCCGTTCAAGTGGTCTGCGGTACCGGGCTTGATTGATGCCGGTTTCAGGGGTTGCGACCCGTGCGTCGTAGTATTGATTGCTGGCAACCGAGACCAGATAGGTCAGATGACGAACACCGTCGGTCCATTCCTGAGGGGTAGTTGTCTGAGGTAGTGCCACTTTTGTCGCTAGCTTACAGAAGGTTTCAAGTTGATCAAGAAAGCTAGGTCCTGCTTCGTGGCTGGCAAGGTCGGCTGCGTCCAGCGCGTCATAAAGTGCTGCAAGCGGATCTATTTTGATCAGGCGTTCGACCGCGCGTATCTTGAAGTCATCGGCGATCGTGGTGCCTTCGAACTCGGCAAGGGTGCGTTTGGCTTCTTCATATGCAACTGCATTCTGTTCAAAAATATCGGGCATGGTTCTGTCCTTGTTCCGGGTTTCTCGTCGCGGAGAACGGCGGGCGGGGTGCGGTTGGGGTTGGGTGCCGGTGGGGAAACCGGCATGCCCGCCGTTCTGCGGAACGAGGCGGCTAGGCCGCGTCGTCCTGATTGGTGGCCCGAAGGCCGACCCGTCTGATAAATTCATCGCGGTTGATGGGTGCGCCGGGAAAGCGTTCGAGATAGGTGTCGAGGCTTTCAAATGCCTTGCGCAGCGCGGTTGCGGCTTCGATTTCGGCGACAAGCAGGATTTCATCGCCGCGCATGTGTGGGTGATTGTTGCTCATGCGGCCATGTCCTGAATGAAGATCGGCAAGGTTACCTGAATGCGGTTGGCAAACAGGTGCTGGGCTTCCTCGGCGGTCATCGGCTGGACTTTGGTGGTCAGCGGACGAATATTCGGGTCGCCGACCTGCTCGGGCAGGTTGTCGCGGCTTTCGGTTGCCAAGGCGATCTGATCGGCGCGCTTGATTTCCCGGGCGATGTGATCAGGGACCGGCCATTGCAAACCGGCGGCAGTATGGATCGCCTCGTCGACCATTTCCTCGATGATCTCGCGGCCCATGCGGACTTTATGGAAGTTCTGCAGCTCGTTGCGGACATGGATCGGGAATTGCGCAAAGAAGGCCTCGTGCTCTGCGTCCTTTTCCGGGGTGCTGGTGTCGCCCGTGATGTATTCCTTCGCGTCGTGGATCAGGGCATAGGGCTCTGCCTCCGCACTGACCAGATCGGCGACAATCACGGAATGCTGCGCGACCGGGATTTTGGTATGCCCGGTATAGCGATTGATGTTTGAGAGGGCGTAGCAGACATCCGGCCAGTAAATGTCCGATGCCTTTGGAGCCAGCAGGTCGATTTTGCGGCCCGACATGGTTAGAACAATGGTGTTCATTTCGGTTCCTTTCGGATTACGCCGCCGGTGGGAAATCGTCCGGATCGGCGGGCGGGGCGGTCATTTCGCTGGGCGGGGTTTGGAAAATCGCGTGGGTGCGGACCTGGCGACGCGAAATCCAGATTTTGTTGCCGGCCTGCGGGTGGTTTGATTTTTCCTCGACCTTGATCATCATTTGCCCGGACGGCAGGGCGACGATGACCTCGCCCGCGCCCATCTTGCCGTCGCGGATAAAGATCAGGGTCGATCCCGGTGCGGGCATAACGGCCAGATTGGCGATCTGCTGGCGGATCGGGATCACGGTCGGAGATTTCGGGAATTGGGTCACGGATGCGGTCATGCTGCCGTCCTCCGGTTATTATTTGCTGTGATGGCGTCCTTGAGTTTCTGGCGGCTGGCCTGCAGACCGGTTTCGATCTGTTCGGCGGTGTGGTCATCGATCTGGATCGACAGGTCGCCAAAGCGAAGGGTGATGATGCCGCTAAAGCCGTTGGCGCCGTGGCTGATGGCCTCGGTGATGACCGGCTTTGCGTCGTGCTGGGTCATGATCATCAATGACATATCAATGACCCTTTCCCGGTTTGTGCCGTGGTTCGGGGTCGTCCCACATCGCACGCAGGAATGCGTCGATATGGTCTTTCCAGTTTTCAAGGCATTTGTGAAAGCTGCGCATGTCACTGGCTCCCGTCCGGTCGCCGCACAAGGCGGGTGATGGCGGGGCGTGACGGGCGCGGGCGGATGATCGCGGTGTTGGGCGACATCATGCTTTGCGCTGCGATGGTCAGAACCAGCAGCGTCATGATCAGCATCCAGCCCGGAAAATGCGGGTGGCCGAAATCGGCGATCAGATCGCCGGAGCCCTGATCGAATGTCAGGGTATTAACGGTGGTGTTTGAGAGAGACATGGGCGCGTTCTCCTCCTCAAGCCAGCACGCGCGCTAGAGCTTGCGCGAGTTCTAGAATTTCTGGGGAGGGGAGGTTGCCTTCCGGGCGGTTCTCTATAGGCGTCGCTGGGTTGGCCCGTCGTGCCCAAGTGGGTTTGCGAGCCTCGATATAGCCTGCGTGAATGTCGCAGGCTGAAACCTGACCATTTGTTGCTTTGCTGATCAGATGAATGATCTTTGGCGAACCGACCATTTGCCCGCAGCAAATGCGTGATATTTGTGAATCGGTCGCGCCGATCAAAACAGCAAAATCGCGCTGTTTGATATTATTTGCCTTGAGCCAACTTTTTAGCTGCATGAGTTTCTCCTTTTCGGAAATTCAACTCACGCTATCACCAAAATGGTGGATGTCAATGCAAAAAATCACCAAAACAGTTAAATTGGTGTATCTGTTTTGGTGTTAAAGCTTTCTGGCGTACCAGACTATTCGACCGATGATGTTGATTTCATCGACGGTTCGCTCGTATGTGGAGTGGTGGGCGTTGTCTGAAACGACCCGCACGGTTGGCGGCTCTGAGTTGGGTATAACCTCAATCCGCTTCACGACGACGCCAAAGCCGTCCCATAAGGCGAATACGCCGGGTGGGCTGGGTTGTTTGTCGGCAGTGTTGACGATGACGCGGTCGCCACTTCTGAGGGTGGGTTCCATACTGTCGCCTTGAACCTCAATAACCCTGGCATTTCTCGGGGCCACTCGTAACTCGGTAATCAGGTATTCTTTTGGGATCAGCCATTCCGCTTTGATTGCGTCTGTTGTGATGTGGTGCCCGTTACCGTTGGGTTTGAAGGCGATTAGTGGCTCGGCTCCACCACCCATGCCGGCCCGGATGTCTATTTCGGGTATCTTACTCTCGTCGGTCAAAGCATCGGCGTATTTTTCACGATCCGGGTCCGGGCCGAGCGGTTGAAGTAGTCTCTCTCGTGAAATCGGTTCGATCTCAATGCGGTCGTAGAGTGCATTTGTTGGAATGTTCAATGCCTCTGCGATTTTCATCACCCAATCGATGGTGAGTTTGCGCTGGCCCAACTCCAACCGGCTGATTTGCTGGTTGGTGGTTCCCAGTTTTCTTGCGAGTTCAGATTGCGACATTCCTGCCGCTTCTCTTGCCTCTTTAATGCGATTTGCGTTTTTCATGGTCTAATTGTCTCTATTCTGGTGGGGATGTCTATCGCCATGTTGGTGATTTTTGGTGTTGACGATACACCAAAATGGAGATAGCGTTCGGTTGTCATGAAATTAACGCTCTGGATACAGCAGCACTGCGGCGGAAGTCGGAAAGAGTTTGCGAAGATGATCGGCTCATCGCCGCAGGCAATTTACCGTTATGAGGATGGCGATCGCGTCCCGGCCCCGAAAGTTATGCACAAAATTGTCGAGGTAACAGGGGGTGATGTCACCCCTAACGATTTCTTCAATTTGAACGATGATCACTCTGAGGCGGCTTGAACACGCCATTGTCGTCTTTTTCCCATCCGGCACGTCGCAGAATGGCTTCCGCGTGTTTTCGGTCAGATGGATCGCTGCTTTGTTGCAGGGTTTCAAGGGCTTCGCGGAAATCTTCGGTGGCGCGTTTCAGGGCGTCAATTCTTTCTGACTTCGTGGTCATGTTCGTTGCTCCGTTGCTGCCCCTTTCTTATGGGCTTCGCCTGCTTGGGCAGCAACTCCCAAAATGGGAAGGTTTGATAGCCATGCCATATGTTCGATCCGAAAACAGTTTTGCTGACGCCACCACCAAAGCCATGCATGCCGTTGGTGGCGAGGCTTTGGCCGGTGTTTGCGGCGTTTCATATTCCCGGCTTCGCCAGTGTGCCAATCCGATGCGCGGCGATGTGATCAATATGCAGGCCGCGGTTGATGCCGATATCGCATCGGCGCGGGCCGGGGCAGGGTGCCCGCATTTTGAAAGTTACGCGGCCCAGCTTCATCGCGCCGGGGTTTTGGGAGGGTTTGATGCCGAACGCGCCGGTTTGCGCGCCCTGATCCGGTCCATCGCAGCACTTTTGCGCGAGGCAGCGGACCGCATGAGTGCCGCCCTAGAGCCGCAACCCAGACTTTGCGGGGTGGCGGCATGATGGCGCGGGTATCAGGGGCCGAGAAAAGGGCGATTTTGCAAAGGGCCGTCAATCAGGGCGGCGAATGCATGATTACCCGTCATGCCCGGGTGGCTTATGCCCTGCGCGATGATGGTCTGGGCGACGTTTCCTTTGATGAAATCGGGTTTATGGATTTTACGATCAATGATGATGGTCGTCATTATCTGGCGGCGTGGGGTGGTCGGTGATGGCGGGATATATTTCTGATCGTCACCGGTGCGAATATGCCCTTCCGGCTGTTTTGATGCAGCGGGTTGCCCGGATCATTCTTGAGCCGGGAACCAAGGAAGGCCATGCCGAGTGCCTTGAATGTCTTGAACGCGCCTGCAACGAACCCTTTGCCGACCTGCCGCAGGATCGGGCGCGCAAGCTGCGTCGACGGGTGATGACCCTGCAGGCGGAGTTGTTGCTTGACTATGAAGATCGCCCGGTGATCACGGTGTTTCTGATGGTCGTGATCTGGCTGCGCGACATGCTGGCAGATGGGACGTTGGTGCTTATCGAGGGATCGGACTTTGACCTTGCCGCCACCTGCCTGATCGCCCAGATCGAAAAGCATGATGATCTGGTCGAGGGGGCCTATAAATCTGGCGAAAAGAACGCCCGAAGGCTGGCCTCCAAGCTTGAATTGCGCGGCTATTATCAAGGGCGCGCTGCCCGAAAGGCGGCGGCATGAAGGTCATCGAAGCGATTTCCCGTCATTTGGTCGAGCTTGATCTTTTGTCTCGCCATTTTGGGGCTGGGGGTACCGACCGCTGGCAATATCTAAAGGATGTTTTCTGGGTGTCGAAGTCGGCTGAGGCTTCACGGGGGCTGCGGTCTTTTGGCTTGTTGACGGGTGTTGGTGTTCTCGAAATCGGCAGTCTTTGGCGTCATGTCAAGACAGGTGGCGAGTACCAGATTATCGGTGCCTGTCAGATTGAGGCCACAAACACCCCCGGATTTATTTATCGGTCTGTTGAAACTGGCGTCGTGTGGTGCCGCCCTCGGGGTGAGTTTCTTGATGGTCGTTTTGAGCGTATCCCGATGGCAGGGGGTGAAGTATGAGCCATCGCACCCCCATCCCCCAATCCGTCCTTGATGACATCATTGCCCGCACCGATCTGGTTGATCTGGTCGCAAATTCCGGCGTCAAGCTGATCAAGTCGGGGCGTGAATATCAGGGGCTTTGTCCGTTCCATTCAGAACGCACGCCATCCTTCACGGTGCGGCCCGACAAGGGCTTTACGCACTGTTTCGGCTGTGGCGCCCATGAAACCGCCATCGGTTATCAGATGCGCGTTTATGGCCAGAGTTTTATCGAGGCGGTCAAGGTGCTTGCATGGCAGGCCGGTGTTGATCTGACCGATTATGTCGGGCGGGCGGAAAAGCCCAAGGCCGCGCCCAAGCCCAAGATCGCCAGCCGCGCCGATGAAGGTACGCGTGAAACCGAAACCGAAAAGCGCCGTCGGCGCGGGCAAAGGATGTGGCAACGCGGCGTTCGGATCGAAGGGACCGCCGCCGAGGTTTATCTGGCGCAACATCGCGGGATTGATCGGGCATTGTTCCTTCACAACCCGGTGCATCGGTTCGTGCCCGATTATGAATTCTGGTATCGTGCGCGGGATGCCAAAAAGCCCGAGGCGATCTGGAAAGGTCCTGCATTGCTGACCGTCATGCAGTATCGCGATGACCGGTTTGCCGCCTGTCACATCACCTGCATCGATCTGGATCAGCCAAAGGGGCGGTTGAAGCTGATCGCGCCCGATGATGACCGTGATCTGAATACCAAGCGCGTGATGGGCGATCCATCAACAGCGGCGATGCGGCTTGGCAAACCGGCCTTTGTGATGGTGGGCGGGGAAGGGTTGGAAACGACCTATTCCGGCATGATGGTTTCCGGGCATTCCGGCTGGTGTTCTTACTCGCTTGATAACCTTGTCGGGGCGTCCTTGATGGATGCCAAGGGGGATCGTCATCCTTATGACGGGCGGCGTCGTTTGCCCGCCGTTGTGCCCGATATGGCCCGTCCGGGCATGATCTGGCCGCGGGAATGCCGCGAGCGGATTTTCCTTGGTGATGGCGATACCAAAGACATGCCGATGCTGCGCGCCAAGCTTGAGCGCGGTTGTCGCCGTGCGGCCCAAGAGGGCTGCAAGGGTCGTGTGGCCATGTCAAAGCCAGGTACAGATTTCAACTCGATGATCTTGGGGGCGGCGTGATGGTGAAGAAATCCAAAACCAACAAGGGCGCCATGATGCAAGGCGGTCAGTCGGGCAAGGTCGATTGGGAGCGCCCGGACGAAAACCAGTTCTATCCCACGCCGCCCGAGGCGACCGAGGCGCTTATGCGCGCCATGCCGCATCTTGCCGGGGGCAAATATTGGGAATGCGCGTGTGGTGATGGCCGGTTGGCGAAGGTGCTTGAATTTCATGGCTGCAAGGTCATTTGCACGGATCTGATTGATCGCGGATATGGCGAGGGCGGGGTTGATTTCCTTGCGACCACGCGCCCGCGTGCATCGAAAATCATTACAAATCCGCCCTTCACGCTGGCGCAGGCCTTTATCGAACATGCCATGCGCCTGCATATGGAAGAGGTCTGGATGTTGCTTAAAACCAACTATTACCAAACCGCCAACCGGCAGGGGTTCAAGGCGCGTATCCGGCCCAAATACAAGCTGGAGCTGTCATGGCGGATCGATAGCCTTGGCCTTGGCAATGGTGCGCTTGATTGCGCTTGGTTCGGGTTCGTCCGCGATTATTCCGGCCCGACCCTTTGGGATACGCTGCCAAAGCCGAAAATGGGCAACCTTGACCTGTTTTTGCCTGCTCAAGTGACGCCGACAGCGCAATCAAGTCTTGTGATGCCTTCGGGTGTGCAGGGGGTGTTGATTTGATGCCGGGTGCAAACATTCAATCCGCAAGCGGCCAGATGCGGGGGCATACAGGCCGCTTGCGGAAAATATCAAAGGGCACGCCTTGCGGCTTCTTCCAGAAAACCGGAAACCGCGCGTTTGCCGTGTTTGGCTTCGATCTGGTCAATCAGATTGCCGTCAAGGGTCAGGTTCATCCGGCGTTTCTTGCCGGGGACGGCAACCGTGACCGGAATGCGCGAGATTTCGGTGCATTCGGGTTCCGGATTGGCCGGCAGGGCTTCGAAGGCGGTCGGGACCGGAATATCGTCGCCGTCTTCATGCATGCCGTCGATGTGAAAGGTCAAAGCCTCGTTCGCCATTTCGAGCAATTCCTGCATGTCTTTTCCGCCCGTCACGCAGCCGGGGAAATCGGGGAAAACAATCGAATAATCGGTGTCGTCATCTTTGAAAATGACACCCCAATAGGTCTGTTTCATCGTTCTGTCGCCTTTGCATTATGCGGGGTCATGGATGGGGGAAGCTGCTTATCGCAGCTTCACCCCGGATTGTTTCTCGATACTTCGGAGCGTCCCGATCCTTATGTCCTTTTTCGGATGAAGGACGGTGGTGCGTCCGGGTTTGCTTGGGTGTTTGAACTGATGGTGACTGCCTTTGACATTCACAAGAAACCATCCGTCAGCCTCAAGCGCCTTGATGATCGATTTACTGTCCATGGCCTCCGCTTCCGTTGTTCATGGGGGTATTATGCGCACATGCTGTATAATCGTCAAGGAAAAAATACAGCAAATGCGCATAAAAATAGTGCCGGGTTGACTGTCCGGCGAGCTGGGCGTATGGTGCGTCCCATCAACGGGAAAAATCCGTTGTGGGGGCCTTCAAACCTCCTGTTCCAGACGGTCAGCCGTCACGTCAGTTACGGCTATTTTTGTGCCCGAAATTTGGGTGCATCTTCTCGCTTAGGGCGGGAGGGCGGTGAATATAAGACCCTTCGGGGGAATAAACCCGCCTGCCTCTGGACAGGTTTGAAGCCTCCCGCCACCAGTGCGGTCCTTCAAAGCCTCATTGGTGGTGTTGTGAAACGCCGACCAGAGGGCTTTGACATGACCGATGATGTTTCCGGGCGGAATCCGCCTGAAAATCCCCAGATCAAAACAGATAATGCCACCGTGCGCGGTCTTTCCCGTGCTGAACGTGCCGCAATCCATCGTCGCGCAACCGATGTTGCGACGATGCTGTTTCCCTATGTCCGCGATTACATGGTGCGCAGCGCTTTGGGTTGCTTGCGCACATCCCCCAACGTCAAAATTTCCGCGCTCCCGATGCCGCCTGATGTGGGGTTGATGATCGCCCGGTATCGCACGTTCGGCGTCGATGGATTTGATCCGCGCAAACCACATCACCATCGCCGTGTGTGTTCGGTTGGCGCGGCCCTGTCCTTGGTCGAGGCGGTCACAAAAATTCGCGCGGTTGCGGGTGAATTAGACCCGGAAATGGTGTTGACCGACGAAGGCAACGATTGGGCGCATGATCAGATTACATCCGCGCTTTCCGACCTTCTATCCATCGAAATTGACGCGGGGTTGCTATGAAAAGCCGCATTGTCGTTAAGCCATGTGATCATCGCGGATGCAAACGCGCCGGATCGCACATCATGGTCAATCATGGTCGGTGGTGCAGTGAACACATTCCGCCCGAATTTTACCGCCACAAGCGCATCGCTGCGGGACTTGAAAAAGAATTCGAACCGATTGGCGAATTGCCCGCCGATCAACGCAAGCCAAAACAGGAGAGGTTGTTCTGATATGTCAGATGGTCAAACGAATGAACCGCAAGAGCGCAATGCCAGTTATGAGGCGGCGAAGCAGATTATCAATGGCGCGAAGATTGTCGGCATTGATGGTGCGAAGCTTGATCCCGAGGATGTTTTGTATGACGTCGATGCGATGAACGAGCATTATGCGCTTGTCATGATGGGGGGGAAGCCGCTGATTTTGGAAGAAAACTTCAAGCGCGGTGAATGCCCGGTCGAAGATCGTGTCAACCTGATGTCGGTTGATGCCTTTCATGCGTGGTTTGCCAACCAAGAACAGCGGGTTTCCAAGGATAAGTCGGTCTCGTGGTCCAAGCTTTGGTTCAAGGACCCGCAAAGGCGGCAATATCGAGGGGTTTCCTTTGCACCGGGAAGCACGACGCCGTGGGGTGTTTATAACCTTTGGCGCGGTTTCAGTTTGCCTGCGGATTACGATGAATGTGAAAGGAAATGCGACATCTTCCTTGATCACGTGCGCACCAATATCGCGGGCGGGAACGAGGCGCATTTTAGGTTCATCATGGGATGGGCGGCGCATATGTTCCAGAAGCCGACCGAGCGGGCCGGGGTTGCCGTGGTGTTGCGCGGCGGGCAGGGCAGCGGCAAGACGTTGTTCGGGCAAACCTTGGGGCGGTTGATCGAAGATCATTATGCCTTGGTCGATGATCCGCGTTATGTGGTCGGGAACTTTAACGCGCACCTGGCATCGACGTTGCTGTTGCAGGCGGATGAAGGTTTCTGGGCCGGTGACAAGCACGCCGAGGGGCGGTTAAAGGGGCTTGTGACGTCCGATTATCATATGATCGAGCGCAAGGGCGTCGATGCCTTCCGGGTCAAGAACTATGTCCATTTGCTGGTGACATCAAACAACGATTGGGTGGTTCCGGCGGGGCATGATGAACGCCGGTTTGCGGTGTTTGATGTGGCCAATCGCAGCCAGCAAAACCGGCAGTATTTTGGCGAAATGATCCAGCAGCTTGAGGATGGCGGGTACGAGGCGTTGCTTGGCTATTTGCTGGCGTTTGATCTTGATAGCGTCAACCTTTGGGATATCCCGAAAACGGCGGCGTTGGCCGATCAGAAACTATCCAGCCTGTCGGTCGAGGAAAGCTGGTGGCTTGTATGCCTCAGGCGCGGGCATGTGACATTCCAGAGTGACGGGGTGCAGCATTGGATGCCGTATCTGCCGAAATCGGATGTTTATGCCAACTATCTGCAATGGGTCACGCAGCGCGGGCGAAAATTCCCGATGACGGAGGAGCAGTTTGGCAGGCGGTTGTTGCGCATCTGTCCGGGGATAACGGCAGGCAGGCGAAGGTTTGACCATGGGCAGCGAAAGTATGTCTATCAATTCCCGCCGCTTGATGAAAGCCGACGATTGTTTGCCGAAATGATCCGGACGGACATCGATTGGGATGAAGGCGACCTTGACGATGGAGATCAGGGGCAATCTGGCGTGGGGGCTTCTGATTTGTCGCCTGATGACCTTTGACGGGCGTGGTCTGTCTGTTTTTTCGTCCCGCCACGTCCTTACTTTTTAAGGGCGCGGGGGACGGAAAGACCAAGGGTTTTCTGGGCTGGTCCTATTTGTCCCCAAAGTCCCAAGTCGTGCATATATGTGTGTGGGCGGGCGTATATACACATAATACATATACATGGGTAATACGGGATATATAGGACAGAAAACATAAACTACTGAAATTAAACAACAAATACACCCCGATTTGTCCCGAAAGAATTTCAGAAATCAGGACGCCGTTGGGACGGTAAAAGGCAGGCAAGCAATGGACCGAGAAAAACTGATGAAGCCAATCGGCATTGAAAGGCTGGTAAACTGGGCGTTTGCGAAGGAAAAGGTCGCCGTGATGGTTGGTCAGGATCGCGGGATCAATCCGATTTTGGCGCAATTGCAGAATACCACCGTGCGCTATGGCGAACGGATCGGCGGGGGCGGGGCATTGGCCGGGGGGTATGATATTCATCCCGATGCGATGGCGGTGTTTGATTGCTGGCGCACGGTCATGACCTACAGCAGCGAAGGGGCAAGCATGATCCGGTCCTACGGCGAAAGCGCGCTTCGGCCCGATTGGGTAGCGGATGGGGTGGTTCGCTTTGTGCCGGAAATTGATCCGGCAACCGGTGCGCCCAAACCGGCAAGGGATGCCAATCGCAATCTGGTGCGGGCAAGCTGCAAGATTGTCCGGGTCGGTAAATCCGAAGCGATTGTTTCGGCAGCGCGGGCGGAATATCGCATCTGGTGGGCTGCGTTGCACCTGATGCAGGATTTGATGGCGGAGGTTTCGCAAAGTCAGGGCGGCTTGATGCGCTGGCGTCTTACCGGCGAAATGCCGCCCAAAGAACCTTGGACCATCGCCGGGTTTGGCAATGGGCTGGGCTTTGAAAAAGTGGCTTGACTTACGCACCTGTGTTTGACAATCTACCCCCGAACAGAAAAACGCCTGCACGGAACATTCCGGCAGGCGTTTTTTCTTGCCTCGATTGCTGTAGTGCGCGCCCTGCCTAGAAATAGGCGGGGCGTTTGCATTTCAGAATCGAGCGGGGTGATTGCTTGTCTGTGATCGATACCGAAAGGCGTTGTCATGTAACTCGATCTTTTTTCTCCCTCGTTTCCAGAACTATGACCCGCCGGGCGATGCCTGTGCGGGTCGTTCTTTTTGGGTGCTGTCATGGACGGCGGGGCGCTATGACCGGTTGGGCGTGCCGGTCGCGGGGCAACGCAGCGAACCGCCGTCCTTGTCAGCATCGAAAACTGATTAGCTCAGAATTTTATAACCGATTTAGCGTTCCACGACGCGTAGGTCTGCTGGCTAATGGCAGCGACGACAATACCGTCATTTTGATCCATTACTGCACGAAGTGTGTCGCGTAACGAAGTCGCATCACCTTGCCAAGGGATCGCATAGACAGAATCTAGTAGAGGCTTGGCATTGGCGCTCACGAGGAACTGGTAAAGGCGTGCGTAGTCTTTTCCGGGTGTGTTTAGGTCATACGAGATCAAGAAATAAGCCACATTCAATCTCCTCACTTTGGAAAACAGTGGTTAGTTTGACACTGATCTTTGGATTGGTAACCACCTCATAAGGGTGGGGTGGAGAAGTAATCGTCGTGGGATTAATCATGCATCTCGTTCTGGTAAATGATGCCGCTTCCGATCCAGACGGGGCAGAGGGCGCTTCATGTTTAAAATGCGGCAACGAAAATGTGGCGACCTTGATGGCGGTCAGGATTGGTGATCGGGTCCGACCAAGACGGTACCAAATGTATTGCGGGTGCTGCGGAACGCATTGGGCCCGCCGTGTGTACGATTGAGTGGCAGTTGCCGCCGGATAGCAGTTACAAGATTACTTGCACTTGCTTGGTTTGCTCCGCGTATAGGTATTCACCTTGACCGTCTTCGGGCCCGGCTTCTTCCCTTTGCGGACTTGTCGGGTGACTTTCTTACAAGCCATGACAACCTCCATCATCAAACGACTGACTGGGTCAGCCACCCCGCCACGCACCTTGCGCGCCTCTTCATTTCACGCTCAGTGGTTTCGGGTTTTAATGATAGGCGGCAACCGCCGGTTAATTAGATGGGCCTCAAATTGAAAATGTCTACTAGCCTAGCTGCTTTTTCGAGCGACAGCATTCCACGGGTCCTTCCTGAGACTTTCCCCACGAGCGGGTAAAGCGAACCGCGGTGTTTTAGTGTTTTTCATAGTTTTCAACCCGTTAGGTTGTTGTTTCTGATTATGTTTTCCGGTGGGTGCGATGGAAAATCCGTGGCCCAAAGATTGGCCGGATGAATGGGATGGCGACGACGGCAAACTTTGGAGCCGCGAAGAAACCGCCCGCGTTCTGAGCTGGTCGCTTCCCAAATTTGATCGTAGCCGCCATGCAGGCCTTCCGTGCCGTCGCGAAGGCAAGAACGGTCGTTCTTACGGATATTATTTTCCCGAGGTCTTTGCTTGGGTGACCGGTGCGGAGGCCAAGGAAGAAGCGGAGCGCAAACAGCGCGAAGCCGATCAGGCGCAAGCCGAAATGGCCTTGCTTGGTGGGAATGCAAAAGACGATCGCGCCGGACTGACCGCAGATCAACGCAAGCGACTTTACGAAACAGAGCTTGTCGAAATGAAGGTTCGCCGGGAGCGCGGTGAACTGGTCGATGCGCGAGAGCTTCTGGCCCGAGACGAAAAGCTTCTTGGCGACCTTGGGAAGTTTTTGCAATCGCTGCCCGAGGCGATCGGTCGAGAACTTGAATTAGACCTTGGGGTTATTGGTGCCCTGCAGGAAAAAATCGACAAGTACCAAGAGGAGTTGGCTCGCCGACTTATGAAAAACGATGGACCAGCCCCTTCCTGATTTTGTCGACCCTTGGGAAATACTCGCGAAAGCCGCTGCCAGTTTCCTTCCACCCAAACGCATTTCAGTTTCAGAAGCTGCAGCTCGCTATCGCCGGGTTATCAGCCCGGTTTACAACGGTCCATGGGATAACTCGGTCGCGCCTTACATGATCGAGCCGATGAATATGACGGCCTCGCGCGAGTATGAAGGCGTTGTTTTCTGTGGTCCGGCACAGTCGCTAAAAACCGACAGCTTGATTATCAATCGGTTGGTACATATGGCGACCTGCGATCCCGTCGATACGATGGTTTTGCAGATGGATCAGGCAACAGCGCGCCGGTTTTCGATCAAGCGTTTGCGTAAACTGATTGATCAGGAAAGCCCGGAATTCAAAGAGAGGCTGTCCAAGGCGCCGCATTCGGACAACATCACAGACAAGCGACTGGCTTCAGGCGCTGTCGTGACAATTGCTTGGCCTACGATCACTCATTTATCATCTGAGCCGATCCCCTTAATCCTGATGACTGATCGGGATCGAATGTCAGATGACATTGACGGGGAGGGCGAACCTTTCGACTTGGGGCGGCAGCGTACCAAGACATTTGGTTCGCGGGGAATGACGGTCTGTGAATCGTCTCCGGGCCGCGATTTGACTGATATTCGATACACAACAGAAGGACACGAAGCCCCGCCTGTTGGTGGCATCCTTGGTCTTTACAATCGCGGGGATCGTCGCCGTTGGTACTGGTCATGTCGTGATTGCGGATGTGGGTTTGAACCGTCTTTCGACCTTCTTGAATGGCGCGATACCGACAATATTCAAGAGGCGTCGGCCAATGTTTCGATGCGCTGTCCTCATTGCGGCGGGCTAGTTGAAGAGCGTCATCGCAAGGAATTTAATGCCAACGGTCAGTGGTTGGCCGATGGGCTTTACATCCGCGATGGCGAAATTCACGGTGTTGCGCGCCAGTCAGAGATTGCTTCGTACTGGCTCAAAGGACCGGCTGCGGTATTCCAATCGTGGTCAGGTCTGGTAAATCGATATTTGACAGCGCTTGATGAATACAGCCGGTCAGGTACTGAAACTGGTCTGCGGACTACGGTAAACACCGATCAGGCTGAGCCTTATATGCCGCGTGCGATCGCAGAAAGAGCGGCGCAGGGGGTGCTAACACTCGAAAACCTCTATGCGCGTTGCGAAGAATACCCGTTGGGCACTGTGCCGGATGGAGTTCGCTTCCTGATCGGGTCCGGGGACGTACAAGGCAACCGGTTTGTCATTCAGATCGAAGGATTTGGCGACCATCTTGAGCGTTGGATTGTTGATCGATTTGATATTGCACTTCCGGATTTGAAGCCGGGTCAACAGGAACGTGCCTTAAACCCCGCTGCCTATGCCGAAGATTGGCAACTTTTGCGGACAAAGGTGCTTGAAAAAGCTTGGCCGTTGGCCGGAAACGCGACCAAAGCGATGATGTTGAAGCTGTTTGTCTATGACATCCATGGTCGAGATGGCGTGACCGGGCAGGCCTATGATTTCTACCGTGATCTAAAGCGGCGGCGTGTCCATGATCGAGCCTTGCCGTTGCGAGGTGTTGGCGGCTTCAAGGTTCCGCGCGTTGCTCTGACCTATCCGGACAGCGAGCGCAAGGATCGGTATGCCGGTGCTCGAGGTGAAATTCCCGTCCTTCAAGTCGGGGTTGATCAGGTTAAGGATTTCGTGATGGGTGGCTTGCGGCGTGATCAGCCGGGGCCGCAATACATTCATATTCCGAAGGCTATGGCGTTGGTTGGCCTATCAGAAAATGTCGTCGAGCCTGATCGGGACCAGCTATCCAGATCGCCTTTGGCCGAGTACCTGGCGGAAGTTCGTGGAGACAAGGGTTGGGTGCGTGAAGTAAAGCGCAACGAGGCCTTTGACTTATCAGCCTATTGCACCGCCGCGGCACTTAGGCTGCGGGCAGATGAAATGCCATGGGACCATCCGGAACGATTGCCGAATTGGCTTCGTAACGATGGTAATCCGTTAATCATAACCGTAAGTGCCGCCAGCGCCGAAGCTGGTCCGGTGGATATTTCCAGTGGAACCGCGACATCTAACGACAAGTCGAAAAAGATTTCGGCGATGGTGTCGCGCCTCGCATAGGGGCTTTTAATGGCTATCGATACAGTTGCCCTCAATGCCGAAAAACAGAAGTTGATTGATGCGCGAACCCGTTTGCTTACGGGTGAAAGCGTTCAATCGTTGTCGTCAAATGGCCGCAGTGTTGGATATCGGGGCATTGATATTGCCTCGATTAATGCGCGCATTGCCGAGATCGATAATTTGCTCGGGGTTGGCGGGCGTCATGCGATTGGTGTGAGGGCTCATTGATGAATAAGGCTCTTGTTCAAAGTGATGGGATTACTCCGTTGCGCGCCAGTGCAACATCCTCACATGACGCTGCCTCCCAGCGTTCGGTTGAAATGTCCGGATACTACCCCTCGCTGAAATCTGCTGATGCCGCTCTATTGCCTGAGCGTGATCTCATTCAGGGGCGGGCGTGGGATCAGTATCGAAACTCAGGTTGGGCAGTATCTGGTGTCCAGAAGCTCCGCGAGGGGGTGATTGGTTCAGGATTGCGTCTGTCGGCCAAGCCGAACTATCGTGCGCTAAATCAGTCATTCGAATGGGGCCGCGAAACAGCACGCCTTCTTGAGCAGGGTTGGATCAATTGGGCTGGCGATCCGGATTTTCTCTGTGATGTGGAGATGAAGACTGATTTCAACGGGATGTGTGCGATCGCATTTAATCATTATGCGATTGATGGCGAGGCTATAGCTGTCCCGTATTGGATGCCAGAACGGGGTGGGCGCTACGCGCTGGCTTTGCGGGTGGTTGATCCTGATCGGCTTTGTAATCCGGACGCCCAGCCAGATACACCGAGCCTGCGGGGTGGGGTTGAAAAGAACAAGGATGGCGCACCTGTTGCGTATCATTTCCGAAACAGCCATCCGTCCGATCTTTCTACAGCGAATTTCAATGATGCATTCAAGTGGACGCGGGTTCCTGCCTTTGTCGGGGGCACGCGTCGGCGTGGAGTAATTCATGCCTTCATGCGTGACAAGGCAGGTGCGACACGAGGCCGCGGCCTGTTCACGCCGATCCTTGAGCGCATGCAAATGGAGCGTCGCTGGTCGAAAACCGAGCTGCAGTCTGCCCTAATTCACGCGGTATTTGCAGCGTTTGTGAAATCGCCCTTCGATCAGCAGATGGCAAACTCCATGCTCGACCCGAATGCGACTGGAGAATCTCTTTCGTCGTATCAGGATGCCCGATCTGCCTATCACGACAGCAAAGATTTGTCTTTGGATGGGGCGCGAATTCCGAAGCTGTTTCCGGGTGAAGAGTTGCAGTTGCTGCGTTCTGAACGCCCAAACAGTGGGTTCTCGGCGTTTCAGGAAACCTGCTTGAGATACTTCGCTGCATCGCTGGGTATTTCCTATGAACAGATTTCTATGGACTGGTCGAAGGTCAATTACAGCTCGGCCCGTGCAGCGTTGCTTGAAGTCTGGCGGCATTTCTCAATTTGCCGAGCCGAGTTTGTGAGGGACTTCGTCCAGCAGGTCTACGTTCTATTGGTCGAGGAGATGATCGATCGCGGTGAGATCGAAGTTCCTAACAATGCACCTGGCTTTAGGGAGGCAGTTGCTGCTTGGACCCGGGCACGCTGGATCGGTCCGCCGCGTGGATACATTGATCCAGTCAAAGAGGCGACGGCAGCGGATATGCGCATGCAGTCGGCACTTTCGACCCTTGAGGATGAAGCTGCCGAACAGGGTAAGGATTGGGAAGAGATCATCGAACAGCGTCGTTATGAGCGCCAGACGATGGCCGAGAATGGCGTTCCACCTCCTGAATGGTCGGTATCCACGACTGAATCTGGGGAAGATGGTCAGGTCACGACAACGACCGTGACTTCAAGTGTCGATCGATACGAGCGGCAAATGGCAAAACTCCAAGCAAAGGCTAGGGCGAATGGATTACCAACGTCTTCTGACGCGGCTGCTTAACAAGCCGCATCTGGTGACGCCCGAACGAGCACGATTGTTGCTTGGCGCCTTGGCGCCGCGGGCGGGTTTAAACGGTTGGCTGTTCGATTCAGATGTGTCTTCGGTCGAACCAGTCAGCCTTGAGGTGCTGGCATCCGAATGGGACGGACAGCGTCCGGATCGCAAGATTTACCATGTCGACAATGGTATCGCAGTGTTGCCGGTTACCGGCACGCTGGTCAGCAAGTTGGGGGTACTCAACCCTTATTCGGGTATGACAGGCTATGACGGCCTGATCATCAAGCTGTCAGAAGCCTTGTCCGATGACGATGTCAAAGGGATAGCGCTCGATATCGAAAGCCCCGGTGGTGAAGTGCATTCGGAGCTGTTCGAGTTGGCGGATATGATCGCGTCTGCCGAAAAGCCGATTTGGGCGATTTGCTCAGACTACGCCTATTCTGCGGCGTATTGGCTTGCAAGTCAGTGTGATCACGTCTGTCTGCCATCCTGTGGCGGAGTAGGCAGCGTCGGTGCCGTTGTTCTGCACGCGGATCTGACCAAGGCTTACGAGGATATGGGTATCAAGGTCACCGTGCTGCGTGCCGGTAGCCGTAAAATGGAAATGAACCCATACGAGGCACTTCCAGAAGAGGCCGCAAAGGAAATCAAGGCAGATTTAGAGGCTTTGCGAACCGATTTCGCGACGGCGGTTGCGTCTGGTCGCGGACTTGATGTTGGCGCTGTTCTTGCGACTGAAGCGCGAACTGTTTCCGCCAAAGAGGCAGTTGAAATCGGCTTTGCGGATGAACTCCTTTCACCATCGCAGGCTTTTGCGAAGTTTGTTGACCACATTAATTCCGCCAGCGGCCCCGCCGCAGGCATCACTGCGCACAATGGAGGAACCATGAACCAGCGCATTACAGGAAAGCGGGGCAGTCAGGCCTCGCTGGCAAAAAATCAGGCCGAGGAAGATAACGAGGTCGAAGATAAAGAAGATGAGGAAGCAGAAACCTCATCGAAAAAAGGTGCAGGCGCAAAAGACGCCGTTCCTGATGAGGAGGATTCTGCTGACGATGACGACAAAAAGTCGTCGAAATCGGCTGAAGATGAACGCAAGCGCATCGCCGCGATCATTGGCGATGAAGAAGCTAAAGGCCGGGAACAGCTTGCGCAGCATCTTGCCTTCAACACCTCAATGGGTGTTGCGGACGCCCGCGCGGCGCTTGCTGCAGCACCGAAATCTTCTGGTGGTCTGTCTGCCTTGATGGCCGGGGCAGGTAACCCCGATATCGGTGCGGATGGTGGTGTCGAAACAGACGAAACCAAGGTCGCAAGCGCGTGGGGCGCATCCCTGCAGCGCGTTACCGGCTCTTAAATCAAAGGGTGAAAACCAATGACGTTGCATGTTGCAGGGCCGCGAGTAGCGGCCTTTATTAATTTCGAGGTCAGCCAGCAGTTTCGCGAGACGGGAATGCTGAAGGCCGGTGATGTCTATCTCCCGGGGACTGTTCTTGGGCGTCAGGCTGTGTCGGACACGATTTCTGCGGTTGCCGGTGCCAATACCGGGGATGGAACGCTTGACGGCGCGACAATAGTGGCCGGCAAGGATGTCGAGCTTGGCGGTTATGTTCTTACCGCAAAGACGGCAACAAAATTCTCGGTCGTAACGCCCGGCGGTGATGCACTGAAAGATGCGACAGTGGGCACGGCCTACAATTCGTCTCATATCGGCGAGTTTACGATTGCGGCTGGTGGTACCGCATTTGTCGAAGGTGACAGTTTTACTGTGACCGTATCGCAGGGAAACGGCGAATTCACGCCGCTTGATCCGGATGCCGACGACGGGTCACAGGTGGCGGCTGCCATCCTTTTCAACGATGTCGATGCCAAGTCTGCCGCGAAGAAAGGCGTCCTAATTACGCGCCTTGCGACGGTCAGCCAATCCCGCCTGATCTGGCCGGAAGGTATCACCGATGGTCAAAAGGCCGCGGCGATTGCTGATCTGGCTTCCAACCATCTTCTGGTGAAGTAAGGAACCCATCACAATGCCAGCTCTTGATATTTTCAGTAACAACCCGGCGTTTTCGATGATGGGCATGATGTCCCTTGTTGAAAAAGCGCCGTATGTCCCTTCTTTCTTGGGCAGTATCCCGGGTTTGTGGACACCTCGTCCCGTTCGCACGGTAACTATTCCGATTGAAGTCATCGGCAATAAAATCAGCATCATTCAGACTTCGGAACGTGGCACTGCGGCACCGCGTGGCAACAATAATCAGAAGCGTGAAGTGATCGATGTACGAACTGTTCGCCTAGCGGATAGTGATCGCATCTACGCCGATGAAATTGCAGGCATTCGTGCTTACGGTTCGACAACCGAACTGATGCAGGTGCAGGATGAAGTAAGCCGTCGTTATGCTGGCCCGGGTGGGATGCTTTCGCGTCTTGAATTGACCCGTGAATTCCATCGCATGGGCGCGATTGATGGTCTGATTAAAGATGCCGATGGTGAAACCATCATTGATTGGTATCAGGCATTGGGTTTGACCCGTCCCGATGTGGTCGAGTTTGACTTCTCGGCGGCTTCTGCTGATGGCGAAGGTGTTATTCGGCAGCAGGCGCGGGCACTCAAACGGCAAATTCTTGACAGTCTTGGTGATGTCGTTCTTCCGAATGTCCGGATTGTTGTTCTTTGCGGCGACCAGTTCTTCGATAAACTCGTTGATAACCCTGAAACTCGGGACATATACAAGGCTCGTCCGGCGGCTGGTAAGCTGCTTGATGAAAATCTGGCTTATGATGCCTTTGACTATGCAGAAATTCGCTGGGTTAACTATCGCGGTTCAGAAGAAAGTGGTGTGGGTGTTCCAACGGATGAATTCCGTGCGTTCCCGGTGGCGCCAGGTATTTTCGAGGAAGGCCTGTCTCCGGGGGAATTCCTTGATACCATCAATATGCCGGGCAAGCGCCAGTATCCTCTCGTGATCCCGGACAAAAAGCGCAATATGTTTGTGGATTTGGAAATCTATTCCTATCCGCTTTACATCTGCAAACGACCGGAGGCACTCCGTCGCGGTCGGATCAAGCCTGCCGGTTAATTTCCCTCCGGTTATCGGACTATTGAACGCTCGCCCTTTTTGGGCGGGCGTTTTTCTTTTGGTGATTTCTCATGATTGATTTTGATGCGCTTTTAAATGTGCCAGTGGCTGGCGCTTTCGGTCAGAAAGTAACCATCCGGCATAAAGCCGGGGCAATCTCTACAGTCGAAAAATTCGATTTCCGGCAGGGTGCGGCGCCAGAAGATGGGGGCGGCGAGGCCGAGTTTCAGGCTTTCGAGTTTACTGGTGGGTTTCGCAAGGAAGAGGCGCCCCAGACAAAGCATGGCGATTTTGTTGACGTTGCCGGGGCGACCTACACGGTTGCGGCGATTGATCCCGATGATACGGGGTGGATCACGGTTGGCCTGATGGCGGGCGAGGTGCGCAATGTCTGAATACTTATCGCGATGGGCATTGATGCAGGCCGTCAAGGATCGGTTGGAAGTCAAGCCGGATCGGCCTGAGATCGTTATTGGTCGGATCAGCGAAATTTCTGCTGAAGGCTTGCCCGCAATTTCGATCTATGCGCCGGTCGACAGCATGGAACCGACGGGGTCGTTCTGGAACTTCAATGCATCGGTCAATCTGAACATTGAAGTGCATTGTCAGGTTGCCGAGGACTGGTGTGCTGCGGCCGAACAAGAGACCCAATCCATCATTACCACCCTGTTTGCCGACGGTTCGTTCCGCAAGCTTTGGAAGAAGCCGCCGTCAATATCCATCAAACAATTCATGAGTGACAAAGGCGGGCCGCTGGTCGGCGAAATTATCACCATGTCGGGCGAATTACTGCGCCCGCGTGTGATTTCAATCGATGCTGGTGAATTGCAGGGCATCGATATCGAGCAAGGAGCGATCGATAATGAAAGTGCAGGTTAATCCGGCCAGCGAGGTCAATGGCCAGCCGTTGCGGGTGATGAACCCGGAAACCGGGAAGTATTTCCCTAACGGTTCGTTCGATTTGACCGAGCGGCAACTTCGCAATCCCAAAATCCTCCGTTTGCTGCCGCCTGTTTCGGCGGGTGGCGTTCCGGGCGGTCTTTTCGGTGATCTGGTCCCTGTTGCCGCCAAGGCCGAGAAAAAAGGGTAAGTCATGGCTATTCCAAATGAGAGCTTTAACGAAATCGCCATTAACGCGCGGGTCGCAGGTAAATACATTGAAACCAGCGGTTCGCGCGTGAATGGGCTGGTTTCAAACCATGTTGCCTTGCTGATCGGTCAAAGTTTGGCTTCTGGTTCCGCAAATGACGCCGAACTATTGCTTGTGCCGGGCACTGGCGCCGCTGCTGGCGAGATGTTCGGCAAGGGGGCGAACCTGGCATTGATGGTCGAGGCGTATCGCCAGAACAATACGACCATGACGCTTTATGCCATTGCACTTCCTGATCTGGTTGCGGGTGTGAAAGCGTCTGTTGCGATGACATTCACCGGCGCCGCAACCGAAAGCCGTGCTTTGGCTGTCTATGTTGCGGGTGTGCGGGTGTTTGTGCCGGTGGTTACCGATGATACGCCCGCTGATGTAGCAGCGTCCGTGGCTGCTGCGATTACTGCATTGCCGAATCTGCCGGTTACGGCGACGGCGACGGCTGGTGTCGTAACTTTCGAAGCAAAAAATGCGGGTGAAATAGGAAACGATATTCGCATTCAGGTTGCATTGCGCGGCGTCATGTCCGGTGAAAAGGTTCCTGCAGGTATTTCCATTGCGGTGCCAAACTCCGGGTTTTTGCAAAACGGTTCGGGAAATCCGGATATTGCTGGCGCACTCGCGGCGATCGGTTCTCAGAAAGTCAACTATGTTGGCTTCCCTTGGACCGATGGCGGCACGCTAGATGCCATTTCAGAGTGGCTTGAGGGGCAGCAAAAAGCAGGCGTCGAAAATGATGTCAAAGGCTTCACGGCGCGTCGCGGCACGGTTAGTGAGCTGTTGACTTTTGGAACGTCGCGCAATGACCGCTTTGTCTCCACCATCGGCACCTATGATGCGCCGGGGCCTGCATGGATGCGTGCCGCCCGATATGCCGGGCAGATGTCGGGCAAGCTTTTCAACCATCCGGCTCGTCCACTTGCCGGTGTCGAACTGGTCGGCGAAATGGCGCCACCGGAAAAAAGCCGGTTGGAATACACCGACAAAAACACCCTGATGTTTGCAGGGATCACGGTCACTGATGAAGGTCGCGATGGCAAGGTTCGTCTGAACATGCCGATCACGATGTATCAGACCAATGAGTTTGGTGACCTTTCCGAGGCTTATTTGCTGGTCAATACGGTTGCGCAGCTTGGGCGGATTCGGGATGAACTTGGTAGCGTCCTTAATGGCATTCGGATGTTGCGTCCGATCCTTGTTGATGACGGAACGCAAGTTGATGACGGTATTCCGTATGTGACGCCGCGCTCCGTTCGGGCCTCTCTGATTGCCCATTACGATTATATGGTTGGTCTGGGGCTGGTCGAGGATGTTGATGGATTTGCCGAGCGGTTGGAAGTGTCCAAATCGCCGACCAACTCCTATCGGCTCAACATCATCTATCGCCCGGACCTTTCCAACCCGCTTTATCTTCTCGCTGCCAAGATCGAGTTCGAACTCGATTTTCGCGATTTCTGATCGGGGGATTGATCAATGACGACAGTTGCAGGGGTGCAGTCCCTTGAAGTGGGCGGTGTTTCATATAACACCGCCGATACTGCCACCTATAATCTGGGCGGCAAGCAGCGCGAAAATATCGAAGGCGGCGGCTCCGGCTCGGTCGGCTGGACCGAAAAGGGACGTCCCGCCTTTATCGAGGTGAAGGTTTTCCTTCCCGAGGGAGTGGCCGACTCTGTTTTCACCGGTGTGAAGCGCAAAGAAATCAAGCTGCATTGCGCCGATCGCACGGTTGTTATGAAGTTCGGAACCGAAATGGGTTCCGGTGACAACGATGCGTCGGATAACAGTCTCACAGCCCGTTTTGTCGGGCCAAGTGCAAGGGTGGTTTCGTGATGTTTGATGGTGATTTCAAACCAGAAGATATCGACCTTGATGGTTATGTCGAAGATGGGAAATTCGGTCGCAAAATCCTGCGGCTTGAGTACCCGGTCGCTGTTAAAGTCGAGGATAGTAGCGGAAAGCGCGAGGAAGCCATCGAGCATATCGAGTTCCGTCGTCCCGTAGGACGTGACCTTGATCTTCTTGAAAAGCTTGATGGTGGTAAATCCGTGATGGCTGGTTCTCGCAAATTCATTGCCGGATTGGTCTTTGGTGATGAACGGGTCACCGAAAAAGCCTTCGAGCAAATGGATGCCGATGACTATTTCCGTTCGATGGCGGTATGTTTCGGTTTTTTCCTAAAGCCTTCCCGGACGACTTCCGATCAGTGATCAAGCTGTTTGTCGCGCGTTTCGGCTGGAAGCCAGCCGAAATTCGCGACATGCCGCTTGATGACATTCTCCTTTGTATCGATGCCTATAACGAGGACGCGCAGCGACAGCTTGACGCGTTAAACGGTGTGACTGATGGCTAAGAATTTCGTCGTTAGCATGATCCTGAATGCGCGCGAAACGGTCTCAGGACCGATGCGCCGGGTTCAATCCATGCTGACCGGCATTCGTGCCCGGGCTTCTGCGGTGACGCGAAGCCTTGGCTTCCACAAGATCACCGATGGTTTCCGACGCCTTGGTAGCTCGTTCGCCGGTCTGGGGCGTCATATCTCGGGCGTGGGTGTCGGGCTTCTGGGGTTGGCCGGGATAGGGTTTGGCGGCGGGGTTTTGGCGTGGTTGCATAGTGGGGCGGGCGAGGCCGATGTGCTTGCCAAGTTTGGCCGCACTGTCGGTATTTCGACCGAACGATTGCAGCAATGGCAGCACGCGGCAAACCAAGCCGCGGGAATGTCCAACGAGGAATTGCGCAAAAGCTTCCGTGACCTGGCTAAGAACGTCGGTGACGCCGCCAACGGAATCGGGCGCGCGAAGCCAATCTTTGAGGCGTTGGGTATCCCGCTGCGCGACAATCATGGCAATGTCCGTGATCTGAACGATCTGTTGCCCGAGCTTCAGTCTGCGTTCCGCAAGATCGAGAACCCGGCGCTCCGCACGTCAACCGCAATGAAGCTGTTTGGCGAGAGTGGGTCTAAAATGTCGCTGCTTTTACAGCAGCCGCAAGAGGAAATGGACCGGCTGTTCGGCGATATGGAACGCCTCGGTATGATCAGCAATGAAGCCGCTGGCGATACCGAGGCCTATAACGATGCGCTGGACAGTTGGGGTAAGTCATTTACCGGTATTCGTAACGGTTTGATGGCCTACTTCATGCCGATGATGACGCCGCTGATCAAGAAAATGACCGAGTTCATGGTGTCTATGCGCCCCGAAGTGGTGGAGCGCCTTGGTTCCGCGATTTCGGGCGCTGCGAATACCATGATGGGGTGGTTCACGGTTGCGCAGGATGGCACAACCCCAGCCGGGCAGGCTCTTAGATCGTTTATGTCGACGATTGAAAACCTTATTTCCTATGGCGGCAAGATCATTGATTTCCTTGGCGGTTGGCAAAACGCTGCGTTGGCGCTGGGGGGCATTCTTGCGGGGCCGTTTATTGCGTCGCTTTTGTCTGTTGGTACGGCGTTTGCTCAGTTGGGTTGGGTGCTGGCGTCAAACCCGATCGTTCTGGCGGCGGGGCTTATCGCCGGGGCTGTCTATACGATCTATGACAATTGGGATGGGATCGTCGGTTATTTCACGGGCAAGATTGATGCTGTCAGGTCGGCATTCAAAACCGGGTTCATCGACGGTGTGATGGCCTATATGGCTGAATTTAACCCGTTCGCGATCCTGTATGACGGCTTTACCGGGCTGGTCAAGTATCTGACCGACTTCGACCTTGCGGCCATCATCTCGGAAAAGGTGCAGGCAATGATGTCTGTACTGCCTGATTGGGTGGTTGAAAAGCTCGGGGTGGGCAAGGCCGAACCGGTGCAATCTGCACCAACGCCAGTGCAGTCCGCCGATCCGCCCGCCGTATCCATGGAACAGTCGGCGCGACAGGTGGAGCAAGCCAAGGCGCAGGCCTATCAGGGAGCGAGGGCGCCCGATCCGGTCGAGGGCAAGATCGTCGTCGAAATCGTGGGCGATGGTGCTGCCAATGCCCGCGTTCGGCAGTCAAAGTCGACTGGTATTGGTCTTGAAACCAGCCTGCGGACGGGGCCAAGTCTTGCGGGCATGGGGGCAGGGTAATACCAGCATTCCCGCGCCGATGGTGTTTTTCTTTCATTTTGCACCATCGGCGCGGTTTATTTTGGAGGTCTGGGAATGGAGCATTCCATCCGAATTGATATGGTCGACCGTGTGACGCCGGTGGTTGCGTTACTTGAACAGTTTCCCGAAAGCCTTGTCCATCTCTCGCATTTCCCGTGCGAGGTTGCCTTCAATCTTGATGTCCTCCCGGCAGGAAGGGCAACGGATCGAACGCTTGTTGCTGAGTTCTCCGAGGGTTTTCTTGAAGCTCTTGCTGCAAGCGGGACAGTCGATGTCGATCTTCTGATCGCGAAGGGGATTTTGCATAAGGATTTCTCACGCTGTGGTTGTGGTGGCGATAGCGTGAGGGATGGTGAGGGGCCTGTCAATAAGTGATGGGTAAGGGTGTCCGCATTGTGGACACCCTCTCACTGCTTCTTGAGCCGAACGCCAGGGCCTTTCCCGTCGTCTTCTAGGAATGATATTCCGGCATTTTGATATGCGAATTGTAGGGCGGAAACTGTTGATTGGTTGGTTACTCCGCCGCGTTCGAAGCGGCGAATAGTATTGGGGCTAACTCCCGAGTTGTGGGCAGTTAGATCAAGGGTCCAATCGAGCGCAGCTCGTGCCATTCGTGACTGTTCAGGTTCCATGTTGCGTAATTTACGCAATTTTGCAGTTGACGGCAAAGCATAATATCAGTCATATTGCGCAAATTACGCAATATGGAGGGCGTTATGTCAGTTAAATTCGATCCGCCGAAAGGCATCACGGAACTGGATGAGGTTTTTGATGGTCTCAAAACGGTCGGTGACCGCGATGAGGATAATGTCCTGTCGATCTGGCGGGAACATCAATTGCGGGTGATCCCGGCTGTTACGTCCGGTGAACTGGAAAAGAAATTCGATATTCTTGAAGATTGGGTTGGGCCCGGTAACAAGGGGCTGACCGAGGTTGATTGCTTGCAGGTCTATGCGTGGGTTCGTTCGATCCGCAAAGACGCGGTTGCGATGCTGGAAGGGAAAAAGTCATGACCCTGCCGGTATCATTTGATTTTGAAGGCCAGTCGGTCCGCACTGTCGATATTGATGGTGCAATCTGGTTTGTGTTGGTCGATGTCTGCACCGTGCTGGAAATCGGGAATCCGTCGCAGGCCGCTTCGCGGTTAGATGAGGATGAAAAGTCGACCCTCACTAATAATGAGGGTCGGGCAGGGAACGGGGCACAGTCTTTCACCATCATCAACGAAAGCGGTCTTTATTCCCTGATCCTGACCAGCCGCAAGGAAGCGGCCAAACGGTTCAAGAAATGGGTGACTGCCGAAGTGCTGCCGGCGCTTCGCAAGCATGGCCATTATGAAATGCCGGGGATTGTCCCGGTTTCCAGTCGCAAGAATTTGCCGCCATCGGCAATCCCGCGATCGGAACGCCATTATGACCTGGCGCTCGTGCGCGAGGCGCGGGCGACTTTTGGCGAGGCCGGGGCGCGGTATGTCTGGGCCAATTCGCCAACGCTGCCCGATATGGCATCTATGACCGATCAGGAACGGCTTGACGATCTGGCGCGGATGCGGGCCGAGGATTGCTTGCGGTATTTGCTGCGCCATTCGATGGGGCGCGGTGTGCCGGTGTCGGAAATGATTGTTTTTGCGCAATACCGCGATGACGTGAAAATCGCGCTGGAAGAACGGGGGATCAAGGTGTCGCCAAGTCGCTATCGCGGCAAGGTGATACTGGCGTCCGATCATCCGTTTTTGAACAAGGTTTTCGCGCCCACCGATTGGGCGGGAATTTATCAACGGGTTTTGAAAGACCTTCCGGGGTCGCATGTGACGCGCCATTCCCTGACTTTTGCCGATGAAGAAAGTCCGGGTGTGGTGGTGCCGCTTGTGATCGTCAACAATATCGGAGGGTTTTGAGGATGATGTATGCTTTCAATGTCTTATACCGACAATGTCGATCAGATCATTGCCAACCTGACCCGCCTTGAAAAAGAACAGGTCCCGTTTGCCTTGTCCAAGGCGATCAACCGCGTGACGTTCGAAGCGCGGGACGAGGTTCTTGCGAAGATGGATCGCAGGTTTACCATCCGCGAGAAATCGTTAAAAGCCAAGGGCGGCGGGCGTCGGGCCTTGTTCGTGAATGCCAGCAATAAAAAGCAATCTTCCATCCGGGCCGAAATCGGTACACCTTTCTGGTTCATGGAAGATCAGGAAGAGGGTGGTAGCCGTACTGGTAAATCCGGGCAGGGTGCTTGGATTCCGGGATTGGGGGCGCGCACACGCAAATCCAAAGAAGGCAAGGTTGCGTCGCGATTTAAAAAGGCCAAAGTGCGCAAAATGATTGCGTCGACCGGTTCCTATCCGAAGGGGCGACGTTCTAAGAAGAATCCGAAAGCCTTCGCAAAGCAACAGCCGTTCATAGCAACGATGAAAAGTGGCAAGCGTGGGGTGTTTATTCGCCAGAAGCGAAACAGTCGGTTGCCGATATCATTGTTGTGGACGGTAACCAAATCGTTCCGCGTTGCGCCTCGTTGGCGGTTCCGCGAAATGATCGAAGGGCTTAGCGAGAAAAAGCTGGCGGCGTATTTCATTGCGGACATGCAGGAAGCATTGCGTACGTCCCGAAAGGGGCGAAAGCAAAGCCAGTATCTTGAGCATCTGATCCGAAGCGAAAAGACGCCGCCAATGCCAAGTTTCGCGGGGCTTGGTGCAGGGTCGCTTTCGGGAAATACGCTTGATCAGTTAAGCCAGGTATCGCGCGGTTTACCGGGGATTTGAAGTTATGCCTTTTGAAGATGAAGTGCGTGATGGGCTCTGGCGCGGTGTGTCCATGATGGTCCGTTCGGTCCGTCTTTCTTCGGGGCGGCGTGGGCCGACGGTGGAGCGCCCGAATCGGGATGATGCAGATACGCAGGACCTTGGGCGTAAAGTTCGGAGATTTAATGTCGACTGCTTTGTTCTGACCATCGATGGTTTTGACGCGCGCGACCAATTGATTGCTGCGCTCGGAAAAGAAGGTCCGGGAACTTTCGTGGATCCGTTTGGCGGTCTGACTTCCGAGCGATGGGTAAGGGTCGCTGATTTTGACGTATCCAACAGTTTCGCGGCTGAAGGTATTGCTAATTTCTCTATCGTCTTTGAGGAAGTTGGCGAGAATGCGGAGCCGGGATTTACACCGGGCCGTGTTTCCAATGTCTATCAGCTTGGTGTGCAATCCTCTGCGCTGTCATTTGCAGCGAGTGCCGCCTTCGTCAACCGCTATATCACGGATGGCATGCCGGGATTTGTCCGCGAAGCCGGGGCGGAGGTTATCGGATCGCTGACCGATCAGGTTGGTGGTCAGCTTTTTACCGCTATCGGTGTCGATGCGTCGATGCAGGATGCAATCGACGGGATCGGTGCGGTTGGCCTTACGGCGATGACCGGTGGGGGTGTTGATATTGCAAGCGGAATATCGTCCGGCTTTGCGTTGCTTTCGTCCTCAGTTCCGAACGCGGCGGATGGGGTGAACGGTTTTCTTTCCCTATCGGCATTCGAGGTCGCAGGGGTGGATGTTCCGGTGTCGACCGCAACCCGACAGGTAGAGGCGGTCAATCGCACGGCGCTTGGTGCGCTGATCCGTCGAACGGCGATTTCGGCAGCGGCGGAGCTTCTGCCGAACTACACGTTCGTTTCATATGATCAGGCGGCTGAAATAACCGGCCAGTTTCTTGATGTCATCGACCGGGAAATGGATCGCGCGGGCGGGAATGTCGCCGGTGAAAGTGACGCCGGTGTGTTTTCCGCGTTGGCCTCGGTCCGAACGTCTGTGGTCGATTACACGCGCGAGGCTGGGGCGGGCAAGGCAAAGACAATAACCGACATGCCTTGGCTGACCGAGCCATCGGTCGTTACGGCACATCGCCTGTATGGTGATGCGCGCCGTGCGTCTGAAATCGTTACGCGCAACGGTATTGCGCATCCGAACATGGTCCCGTCTTGGGCGCCGATTGAGGTTCTTGATGGTTGATGCACCTGAAATCGAGCTGGATGGCAAGATTTACGACGACTGGCAAAAATGCTCGTTCAATTTTTCGATCAGCGATATTGCCAATTCCTTTGCATTGACTACACCGGATTTCACACCGGACCACGGCGAAGATTTGGCCGTAAAGGCCCGGTTTGGTGATCACGAATTGCTGACTGGCTGGCTTGAGGAAATCGACAATTCGACCGTGCCTGATCAAGAAGGGACCCGGCTGAGCGGGCGATCAAAGGCGGGTGATCTGGTCGATTGTTCGGCGATCGTACCGGGTGGGGAATATCATAACCTTTCGCTGCTTGAGGCTTGTGCCGATCTTTGCAAGCCATTTGGTATCGCGGTGTCGGCGCTTGTTGATGTTGGCGATCGGTTTGATCGGATCAAGATCGAACAAGGCGAGGAAGTCAGTCAGGTGATTGACCGGATATGCCGCGAGCGTGGCCTGATGGCTTGGTCGGTGGGGTCTGGCGATATCGTTCTTGGTCGTCCGGGTTTCGCGCGGGCTCAAACGGATCTTCGGTACCGATATACGGGGTCCGGTCAGCTTCGAAGCGATAACAACATTATCGAGTTGTCGGCCAAACTGACCAAAGCCAACCGGCATTCGAAGCTGATCATGCGGTCGCAGGGGCAAACCAGTGATGATGATTTTGGTATTGCCGCCGCCCAGTCCGAGGCCGCGGCGGTCGATGACGCGGTTCGTCGGTATCGGCCCAAGGTCCTGACAAGCGATGGGGCCGGGTCGTCCGATCAGCTTCGTCAGCGTGTTAATTGGGAAATGGCACGCCGGATCGGTAAATCAACCGCCATCACGTATCAATGCGAAGGTTGGCAACAGGTTCCGGGCGGGGACATCTGGCGCCCAGGTTTGCTGGTTGCCGTCGAAGATCAGAAAAACAAAATCGCCGAGGAAATGCTGATCGTTTCGGTGGGGCTGACGCTTGATGAAGACAAGGGCGGTTATCGCACATCCCTGTCGGTTGAGCCGCCCGCTGCTTGGGTGCCAAAGCCGAACTTTGAAAAGGTTGACGGGGATGCGCAATATGCGGCACTTCGCCGCGCGGTAAGGGGTTAATTGCATGTCTGATGGCCTGTTTCAGCGGCTTTCGCGTCGCGTGGAAAACATGCTCTTTCGGGCGGTTATTCGGTATGCCAAGCAGACCAGCCGGGGCGGGGCGATCATTGCACAGGTCGCGGGGCGATCCGGTGACACGCTTGATGATGTGGTTGTTTTCGAGGGTTATGGGTTTAGCCATCGGCCCCTGCCTGCTGATGCGAATGGGCAGGGTGCGGAAACGATCGTATTGCAGCTAGAGCGCAATATGGCTGTCGCCCTGCCGCCAATGGATCGTCGTCACCGGTCGAAGTCTGGTGTCGTCGAGCCGGGTGAGGTCGGTCTTTATGATGATCAGGGGCAGCGCATAACCCTTAAAAGAGGTCGTAAAATCATAATTGATGGGGCTGATTTCCTTGATGTGTTGATCGCGACAAAGGTGCTGGTTGATTGCCCGGATGTTGAATTCACCGGAAATGTGAAAATTGGTGGCAACCTAGAAGTTGCCGGATCAACCGTCGTTGGTGGCGACATCACCGATCAGGCCGCATCCGGTAATGCGCGAACCGTCGCGGGTATGCGCGAGGTTTATAACGATCACAACCATCCTGAAAACGACAATAACGGTCCAACCGACCCGCCTAATCAGGGGATGTAACTATGTCCAATCTGCATACCGACATGGCGATCCGTTATGACACGGATCGGCGCCGGTTCGACCTGGCTTTGTTAACAGGTGAAACGCCGACCATTCAAACCGATCACGGTTTGGAAACCGCCGTCAACGCGGCCCTCTTTACCGATGGTCGCGCCCGCGAAGATGATGTTTTGCCAGACGGGACAGATCGTCGTGGTTTCTGGGGCGAGGCTTGGCCGTCCGTCGGTGGCTTCAAATTAGGGTCGCGCCTGTGGCTTCTGGATCGCGAAATCATCACCAGTCAGACGGTTGCGCGTGTTCGGGAATATGGCACTGAGGCATTGCAGTTTTTAACGAAAATCGGTGTCGCGCAGTCCGCCGTGTTTGATGCCGTTCGGGATCGTAATGCGGGCCGGTGGGTGATCTCTGGCCATGCGGTAATCAAGCGGCCCACGGGGCAGATTTTTGAGCGGCGCTATGCTGATATTTGGCAGTGGATGGATCGCAATTCATGAACAAGTTGACCGGTTTCACAGTCCCGACCTTTGAGGCCCTTCGCGGGCAATCCGGGTCACATTACGAGGCGCGTCTGGGGCAGGGCGTCACGCTCGGACAGGGGCCGGTTGCCGTCATGCCATACATCGATGGCATGCTGGCGAACGGCGCTTATGGCTACCTTGATCATATTGCATCTCAGACGATGGTTCTCTGGGCGACGGGTGAAAATCTGGATGGTCACGGTTTTACATTTGACGTGAAACGTATTCAGGCATCTCGCGCGACGGGCAATGTCATCTTTAGTGGAGTTGCCGGGGCGGGTATTGATGCCAATCAGGTGCTTCGGGATTCGGCTGGTGTCGAGTTCAAGGTGATTGATGGTGTGGTTCTGGATGAAGCCGGTCAGGCTGTTGCGAATGTGAAAGCTTCCGTTCCGGGTGCTAACGGAAACCTTCTTGAAGGGGCTTCCCTTACCCTCGTTAACCCGGTTGATGGTGTTGATCCGGTTGCGACCGTTGCTGCTGGTGGTTTTGCGGGAGGGGCGGATAAGGAAAAGGACGGGCGCCCGGGTGTTATCGAGCACTATCGGGAAAGAATTCTAAAAGAAATTTCCATGCCGCCGCATGGCGGTGCCGGTGGCGATTATGAAAAATGGGCCAAGGAAGTTCCCGGCGTTACCCGTGTTTGGGTTGCGCGCCGCGAAATGGGCATGGGGACGGTCACTGTTCGCTTCATGATGGATGTTCTGCGGGCGTCCGATGGTGGTATTCCAACGGCGGCTGATGTTGCGCTGGTTCAATCCTATATTGATGCGCGCCGTCCAACCACTGCCGATGTTTATGTTGTGGCGCCTATTCCGAAGTCGCTGGCGATTACTATCATGGGGCTTGATCCGGATACGCCTGCGGTTCGCAGTTCAATAACCGCCGAGCTTCTTGACATGATCTTCCGTCGTGGTCAGCCCGGGGTGACTTTAAGTCGAAGCTGGATCACTGAAGCAATTGCGATTTCTGCAGGTGAGGGGCGGCACAAGGTTACTGCTCCTGCCGACGATGTGGCACATGCGATCGGCGAAATCCCGGTCCTTGGGGTGGTCAGTTATGATTGATGACAGGCTTGAGGCTTATGCCGATATTGTCGCATCGGCCATGCCCCCGGGTGCAGCTTGGCAGGGGTTTCGCGATTACGATGGGGTTGGCCGGGATTTCCTGCGTGCCAAGTGTTCGACATGGGTTGAAGTTGATCTGGCTGCTGACCGCTTGGTCATTGAAAGCCAGCCTGCGCGCGCCATCGAAATGCTGGCCGATCACGAAACTCAGGTCGGCCTGCCCGATTGTTGCTTCCAAACATCTGGCCTGCCGATCGAGGATCGCCGTGCTGCGGTTCTGACACGCTATCGGGCGCGTGGTGGTCAAAGCCCGGGCTACTTCATCGGGCTTGCCGAAACTCTCGGATATCAGACGGCAATTGTCGAATATCGTCCGTTCATGGTTGGCATAAGCCAGGTGGGCGGTGCCAATACATCGGGAAACAAAGACAGCGTGCGCTATGACATGCTGGGCGCGACTGCTGATATGCGGGCGTGGTGGCGTATGCGCGTGCTGGGGCCGCGGGTGACGTGGTTCCGGGTCGGTGTCTCGACATTGGGTCAGGACCCGCTTGCGCGAATATCGCGCGCAGAAGATTTGGAATGTCTCTTGGGTCGGTACATGCCGGCCCATTCTTTTTTGACCATGTCTTATGAAGGTGAGTGATGCAGTATCAGCCGCCAGTTAATGGCAATCTTGCCGATCCCAATCGTCCTTACGTCAACCCGGACCCGTCAAACAGTATAGAGGGTTCTGTTCCGCCTGCGGAGGCGATTGAGCATCCGATGCGCGAGATTGTTGAGGTGATTACCTATTTCCTCGGCACCGACGCAAACCCGCTACCGGCGACCGAGGCTGATCTTCAGCAATTGCGCAAGGCGATCCAGCAGGCGGTTACGGATGGCACAAGCGATGCCTTGCGTCGCACTGTCTCAGCGACCCTTGGTGCTGGCTTCTGGACTATCCGCGTTCCGGCAACTCTTGCTGCAGGTGAAGTGTCGTTCAATCCGGCCCTTGGTAACCGCTTCACCCTGACCGCGACCGAGGCCCTGACCATCACGGCACCCGACCCGATGCCTGCCGGTGGTTCGGCGCGGTTGGAACTGACGATGGATGCTGTTGGAAATCACGGGATTGCTTGGGGGCCGGAATTCCGCATCAACAACGGTGCGATCAACAGCGAGCCGAACGCGGTCAACCTGATCCATATGGAATTCAGTGGTGCCGTGATTGACGTGCATATCACCCAGCGGGCGGAGGCGTAATCAATGTCGATCCTTTTTGACAATCCGCCCCCGGCAATCGGCTGTGGCGACCCCGGTGATCCGATTGATTTTGCATGTCTGTTTAATGGTTCATCGGCGACACCTGCCTATTTGCGTCGCGCGCCCGGCACCGCATCGCCGATCTATAAAATCGCAATTTCGGTGTGGGCCAAAACTGTTTTTTTCGGCGGTTCTGTCGGGCCGTTTCTCACCGCAGGGCTTTCCTCTGCTGCTTCACAATGGGTCATGTCAAACAACATCGGTCGGGGTGATGGCGGCGTCACCAATACAGCATCAATTGCACCATCGCATCGTGACCCGGCAGGTTGGGGCCACTACCTGATCAAGGCGAACGTAACGCCTGGAACCGCACTTGCTGACCGTGCAGCTTTCACGGCGAACGGGGTCACATTCACTCTCGCGTCGAACCTGATGGATGATGGCGTAGCATTGCGGCTTCTTGACCCGCAGTACTGGCAGGCTATCGGCGCAAATTTGAATTCAAGCGGTTCCCTGATTGATGGGAACCAAAGCGTCTATGTCTCAGAGTTTATCGCGATTACGGGTGATGCTGTCGATGCCGTATCCGCTTACGATTTCGGCTACTTCAATTCTGATGGGGATTGGGTGCCTAAAGCCTTTTACGGCAAGGGGCTTGGTGCGGCTGTTTATGGAGCCAACGGTTGCCACCTCGATTTCGGTGATGCACTGGACCTTGGCAAAGATGTGTCCGGCAATGGCAACCATTTCACAGCCGTTGGCCTGACGGTCGATAATCAGTTCACGGATACCCCGACGAACAATTTCGCCGTTGGCAACCCGCTGGATGCGCCCACGCCAGCCGGGAGGATTTTGTCGGAAGGTAACACAGCGTGGCAGCCCGCGCATAATCCGGGTGAAGGGCATATTGCCGCATCCATGCTAATCCCGGCTGGAAAATATTACTGGGAGGTTCTGGTCGAGATTGGCGCACCATTCTCACCCAGCACCATTGTTCCAGCTATCGGTTTCGCACATCGTTCTGTGGCTGTTAACGAAGCTAATGGGGCTGCCAATGGGCTTTTCCACTATCATTCTAATGGCAATCTTGTTGCCAATCCATGGGGCACCGACAGTGGGTATCCGTCGTGGACTGTTGATGATGTTGTCTCGGTTGCGATTGACCGGGAAACCGGGGATTGCTGGTTTGCCAAAAACGGGGTCTGGATTTCCGGTGATCCGGTGGCTGGTACCGATCCGGCCTTTACCATCCCGGCAGACTGGCTTGACGGATTGCGGGCGTCTGTGCAGGACAGTGCGGCAAGCGGTGCAATCAAGGCAAAGGTCAATTTCGGTCAGTTCGCCTTTGACTATCCGGTGCCGGATGGCTTTCGGACGTTATCCACATCGGGTATGCCGTGCCCGGATATTATGAACCCGGATGATTATGTCACGACCCGCGAACGGGCTGGCGGTGCAGATATCACAGACCTGCCTTGGAACCCGACCATCGGCAAAACCTTCCATATGGCAAAGCGCCTTGATGGTGTTTCGAACTTCCGGGTTTCCTGCACTGTCTTGGGCGACAATCTTGCGATCAATTGCAATGTTGGCGGTGCCGAGGTCGCAAGCAGCCTTTCCTTCACGGCGGGCGGCATTTCGGTTGGTGCGGATGCGGAATATCAGGGGCAGGTTTTGCACCAATTCTGGCGGGCCAGCCCCAAGGCCGGTGCGGATTTTGTGGTAGTCGAACACGTCAACGGGACACCCACCGTCTTTGCGCAGGCCACTGGCGGGCTTTTCGACTATGCCGAGGTTTATCCGCTATCGGGTGGCAACATCCGGGTATTCCACAAGGATATGGCCGCAGGTGCGTATCTGATCCTCAATGACAAGGGGACCACCACCGATGCGGGCTGGCTCACCCGCACGGCCAACACGGGTACGCTTGGCGCGCAAATGGCATCCGGTCGATACCTGATCCGCATGCATCGCATAGTGCCGCAATTCTGTGCTGTGACCAGCGGCAAGGGCACTGGTGTTGTCGATGGCATGTTCGTTCCAATGGATTTCGAACCGCGCATCTTCGTCGGCAAGGACGCATCGGACGGACTTTATAACTGGGCGATGTATTGCTCCGATATTTCATCGGGCAACCCGGTTTCCGATGCCTTGCGGTTCAACCTTGATACCGCCGTCGTTTCCGCTGTTCCCGTCGATATGAACAGCAGCGGCGGGAAGGCGCGAAACGCCGACAATTTCATCAACAAGCTGAACGCCACATACCGGTGCATTGCGTGGGCCAAAACGCCCGGCAAGTTCGCACGTGCGCGATAATCAGGAGACAGACCATGACTGCGCTTTATGCGATTTGTGACGATCAGTGGGCTTTGGTCAAAACGGCCAGCAGCCCGATGGGCCTCAAGGCAGAAACCGGCAAAACCTACAGCAATGCCGCCTTGGCATCGGTCGAGGATTTGCGGGACAACTTCGTTCTGGTGATTGATCAGGGCACCAAGCCCGATCAGGAATGGCAGACGGTGATCGGCAACCCGACCGTTGTGATTGATGGTGATCCAGAAGCCCCGGAAACGATGACCGCCACACTGCAATATTCCACCCAGCCGATCAGCCTTGAAGCGGCGAAGGCGAAGCTGAAAGAGCGGGCCAAGAAGTGCAAATTTGAACGCATGGATGCTGGTGTCGAGTTCGAGCTTGGCGGGACGACATACGTTGCCCAGACAGACAGCGAAAGCCGGGCTTTGCTGATGGCCGTTTACTTCAATGCTCTTGCGGGTGGCCTGCCTGACGGACGCAATTGGCGGTTCCGCGACAATTCCTATCCCCATCTAACCAGCGCGGAAATCATCGCGTTGGGCGAAGCTGTCAACGTGATGGTCGCCGCCTGTTTCGACCAGCAGGCTGCACATGATGCGGCGATTGATGCGCTGCCCGATCTGGATGCCTGCAAGGCATATAATTGTGCGACCGGGTATCCGGCGGAGCCTGATATTACTGTCGTTCCTGAAATCTAGTTGCCTCAATCACGCCCGTTTCAGTCAGTCGCCAATCGGCGGCTTTTTTTATGCCTGAATGGTAGGGGGTGCCGGCATGGACAAGCCGCCGCACGAGTTTGAGCCGCAATGGCTCGTGGCGTTAAAGCTTTGGTGGCCAGTAGCGGGGCTGACGATCTACGCCCGCATTCTTTGGCACCGGAACCTTGTTGCAAAAGGGTTTCGACGTTTTTGGGGGCGAGAGCTTTTGTGGGAGCTGGTCACCGCGGGGTTCTGTTTCGCCATTTCAATGGGGATCGCCGATTACTTCGATCTCAGCATAACCGGCGCTTGTGCGGTCGGCACCTTCATCGGGTGGCTCGGTCCAAAGGGGCTGCAAGCCTTTCTGTTGGGCGCAATCAAATCAGGAAATTCGAAAGGGGTCTGACATGGATCAGATTGCATATGTGGCGCCGTCCATCGCGGCGGCGTCGGTTGTTCAACTCGTTCTGGCGCTGATTGCGTTTGTCATCGTGCGCTGGGTTCTCAAATGGCTCGACCGGATCATCGATTTTGATTTCAAAGGGTGGATTTCCAATGCGAATGACAATGCTGTGTCTAATTATCTTGGTTACCGGATTCTGGCCGTCTGCATCTTGGTCGGGCTTATTGTTTCCGGATCGCTTTGATCATGAATTCCGCCAGCACGCGGGGCGTTACCTGCCCGGGCTTGATTGGCGTCTCCTGAAAGCCCAGTGCTATCAGGAAAGTCTTTTGCGCCCGGATGCGGTTTCGCCCGTGGGTGCGCAGGGGCTTTGTCAATTCATGCCCGGGACGTGGCGACAGGTTTCCGGGCAGATCGATCTGCCGCCCAATGCATCGGCCTTCATGCCGCAGCTCTCGATCCGGGCTGCGGCGTTTTATATGGCGGGGCTTCGCGGTCAGTGGTCGGCAAAGCGGCCTGAATGGGATCGGCATAGCCTGGCGCTGGCCAGTTACAATGCCGGTCTGGGGCATCTTCTTTCGGCGCAGCGGGCATGTGGCGGTCCGTCGCTTTATCCGGAAATCATCGCATGTCTGCCCGATATCACCGGGCGGCATTCGCGTGAAACCATCACCTATGTTGACCGCATTTGGGGCTGGTACCGGCAAATGATCGGGGGTGGGTGATGCGAAATATCTTCAAGCTTGTGGCGGGTGCCTTCACCGGCGGCGGCATGATGTGGTGGTTCGTCGTGGGCGGGGTGGGATTGCTGTTTGCTGCGGTCAGTGTGCAGACCATTCGCCTTGATGGTGCGCAGGCGCGGATCGAGGCGGAGCAAATGCGGTCGGTGCGATGGCGTGATGCCAGTATCGAAAACATGGAAACGATCAATCGGTTGCGGTTGGCCGGTGCCCGGATTGAGCGGGCATTGGCCGACGAACGTGTCCGGCGATCCGGGGCGGAAGCCCGGTATCGCACTTTGATGGAGGGGGTGAATGATGCGCCGAATGATGGTTGTGTCGGGCCTGCTGTGGGTGGGCTTTTTGACAGGTTGCGGGACGACGCCAGAGCCGATCCGGACAACGGAATATATCTCGGCAACGGTACCGGGGGCCTTAACCGCCTGCAAGCCCGTTCCGGCGATCCCTGATCCGCCGGTTACCGATAAAAAGGTTGGCCGGTATATCGTCGATCTGATCGATGCGCATGATGATTGCTATGGCAAAAACCGCAAGATCGGCGCGTTGTTCGGCCCGGATATACATTCCGGCCCGTAAATCGTGAATATGTTCCTATTTTAAGAACATATATTGAACATATTGGGCGGTCTCCTATATCCTGTGCATCCAGAATGGAGGCCCTTGGATATGAGCGATCGCCCTTTTTTGTCTTGGGTTGAACAGTTTCAACAGTTTGCGACTGATTTCGAAATCTATCTGGCCGAGTTTCCCGAGAATGGCTGGTATCGGCGGTATCTGGATGATTACCGCCGCCTGTTTGATGCGATCTTGGCAGGTGAAAATTTCCATCCGCAGCGCCAGCCATATCAGTCATTCCATGCGGCTGTCTTGCTGATGCTTGATGGTCGCAAGAAGCTGACGCCGCTGCAGCGGCGGTTGAAAAAGGGGTTGCTGGTCCGTTGGCAAAGATTACATAATTCCGCAGGGATACGTGGCCGCGAAGGATTGGACAAAGGTGGCCCGAGCTTTTGGAGCGGATGCAAGGCATGTGCGGGCGTTACTCACACGAAATGACTTGGGCCGAGATATACGCGCATTCGGGTTTGCTGTTCCCGTCTCCTGAAAAGGACCCGGAACCGAACTATAACACCGCTCCGACCCATTATTGCCCGGTGGTGCTTTCCGATGGTTCGAATATATGGGGTGAATATGCCTTTTGGGGTTTTATCCCGCCGTGGTTTGACAAGGACCTGTCTGATAAAAAGTTCAATACCATCAATGCCCGGATCGAGGATGTGACGCAAAAGGCGACATATCGCGGATCGATCCAGCGTCATCGCTGTCTTGTCCCGGCGACCTGCTTTTACGAATGGCAAACGGCGGGACGCGCGGAGGGCGAAAAGGGTAAAAAGCAGGCTTATGCGATCGGTGTTGCTGGCAAGGATGACGGGGTTTCGTCCTTCATGATGGCCGGTGTCTGGTCTCATTGGGTCGGCACGCTCAAGGCCGAGCGGTTTGAAGCCTATACCTTTGCTTTGCTGACCCGCGAAGCTGGACCCAAGATGGGTGAAATCCACCATCGCGAACCTGCGATCCTGATCGATGATGAAATCGGTACCTGGCTTAGTGCCCCGCTTGATGAAGCCCTTTCAAAACTGACGGTTCCATTGCCGTCGCAGCTTTTGCGGTTTCACAAGGTTTCAGACCGTGTTGGTTCCGTCCGGAACAATGACGCGGATCTGATGCGACCGGTTGATGACCGTCCGCAACAAGGAAGCCTGTTCTAGGCTTCCTATTCCCAATCACGCCCAATAGATACCCTCGTTACGTGCGGGGGTCGGGTATTTCTGTTATTTAGTATTGTTGAATATGTAGGGGTTCCTCGCTACCATTATGCCTTTAAGTGGGAGGAGCGGGTGCCATATTTCAACTCAACGGCAATTAGCCGAGCCGAGTACGATGAGCCGACGCAGGTGCTGCAATTGTGGTTTGTCGATAGTGGTGGGCCGTATAGCTACTACCGGGTCCCGAAATGGATATTTGACGGGCTGTGTCAGGCTCGTTCAAAAGGTGGGTACTACAACCGGTATATTCGCGATAAATTCTGACCTGTGGTTGCTCTAAGGCACCTTGAAAAACAAAGGCCACGCAAGGGCTTGTAATCGCCTCTATCAACGTGGCCTGCCGTGGGTACGGTCTTAACGCCCGATGCTTGCGCAGCGCGGGTACGTGTTTCATGTAACAACTTGTCTTGTTAAAGTCAACTAGAGCCCAAAACTAAACGCGCAGGCTTCTCTGATTTTCTTTAGAAGATCAGCATCTAATTCATTGTTATTGTATATTCTTTTGCCATCCAGAGCTTTCCCGGTTCTGATCATATCCAGTCGGCTGAAGCTGGCGACTGTGATCATGTCGCACTTTGCCCACATCTCTGTTGCAGTCCATCTTCCGCCAAGCGGATCGATTTCAATCTTCACGTGGCATGCGGTTTGTAGATTGGGAGGGGTGGTACTCAAAGGAACTACTGTGCACAGTCCCGGTCCCTGGCGCTTTCGCGGTGAGATCACGACGACAGGGCGACGTTTTATCATTTCAGGGGCTTCATAGCCCCGATAGTCACAAGTAAGAAACCTGCCGGGTCGCGGATGAAATCTAATTGGCATCGGGCACTCGTTTACGGAGCCGCACGCCCGGGCCTTCGCCGTTCTCGGCGATGAAGATTACTCCGGCATTTTCCAAAGCGCGGGTTATTTTATCGAGCGTTGTGGCGTAACCGCTGGTGCTGCTGTTTTCGAATCTGGTGATAGTCATTGCGGAAACCCCGGCGATTTTTGCTAGGTCTCTGACGCCCAGTCCGAGTGCGGTTCGCGCCATCTTGCATTGCACTGGTGTTATCACTGTAATCAAACCTGTTGACATGGTAAACATTCGGACTTAACCTGTTCACAGAGTAATCAAGTTTGATGTTCTGGACAACAGGTGAATTGCAATGTCAGTTAAATTCGAACCGCCGAAAGGCATTACGGAATTGGATGATGTTTTTGATGTTCTCAAGTTGGTCGGTGACCGGGATGAGGATAGTCATCTCTCGGCTTGGCGCGAGGATCAGTTGCGGGTGATCCCGGCTGTGACGTCCGGCGAGCTGGAAAAGAAATTCGACATACTGGAAAGCTGGGTCAGTCCCGGTTGTAATGGGTTGCATGAGCTGGATTGCTTGCAGGTCCTTGCGTGGGTTCGTTCCATCCGCAAAGACGCGGTCACAATGCTGGAAGGGGCAAAGTCATGACCCTGCCGGTATCATTCGATTTTGAAGGTCAGTCGGTTCGTACCTTTGATAGGGACGGGGTGATCTGGTTTGTGTTGGTTGATGTTTGCAAGGTTTTGGAGATTGCCAATTCAAGAGATGCTTCGGCGCGGTTGGATGATGATGAAAAAGATACCGTCGTTATTACCGACGGTATTCCGGGAAATCCTACAAAGACAATCATCAACGAAAGCGGCCTCTATTCACTGATACTGACCAGCCGCAAGGAAGCGGCCAAACGGTTCAAGAAATGGGTGACTGCGGAGGTGCTGCCGTCGCTTCGCAAGCATGGTCATTATGAAATGCCCGGTTCGTTGCCGGTCACCAGTCGCCGGAATTTGCCGCCCTCGGCAGTCCCGCGATCTGAACGGCACTATGATCTGGCGCTCGTGCGCGAGGCGCGGGCGACTTACGGCGAAGCCGGGGCGCGATATGTTTGGGCCAATTCGCCAACCTTGCCCGATATGTCCTGTATGAGTGAACAGGATCGGCTTGATGATCTAGCCCGGATGCGGGCCGAGGATTGTTTGCGGTATTTGTTGCGCCATTCAATGGGGCGCGGGGTGCCGGTATCGGAGATGATCGTTTTTGCGCAATACCGCGATGACGTGAAAATCGCGCTTGAGGAGCGGGGGATCAAGGTTTCCCCGAGCCGCTATCGGGGTAAGGTAGTGCTGGCGTCCGATCATCCGTTTCTCAATCGGGTTTATGCCGCGACCGATTGGGCGGGAATTTATCAGCGGATTTTGAAAGACCTTCCGGGGTCACATGTGACGCGCCATTCCCTGACGTTCGGTGATGAAGAAAGTCCGGGCGTGGTGGTGCCACTCGTGATCGTTAACAATATCGGCGGGTTTTAACAGGCGATCATTATCAAGGCCCGATCTGGACAGTTTCGGCGGTAACGTTCTTGGAAAAGAAAAAGGGGCGGTCTAAGCTCCACCCCTTTTGAATTCCGTATTAACCACGATTACTCGGGCCGGTAGAACGTGCCGATAGCAACTTCGATAGGCACAATGTATGGGACCGGTTTAACGTCGCTGAACTTATCCGCGAGCTTTTCAGCTTCGAGCAGTTTACCTCTCAGCGTGGTTTGATTCTCAGCAGGCGTTTTCTCAAGTCTATCACGAACTGCTTCTGCAAGTGACATCGCTTAACTCCCTTATGCCTGTATTAAGTGGTGGTGTAGATAAAAAGGTATTCTCTGTCTGTCAACAAATCCTGTAAGTGGATCATTATAATCACGAATTGCTGACCGCATTTCTAAGTCATCCGTATAGTCGTCGATTTCGATTCTCAGTTCTTTTAGTTTTACGACGTCTAAGTTGCGTCCATGTGAACGCCATCTTTTGTGATTGGCCAAGTCGCTAGCGATCTGCTTCGCGCGTACGTTTTTTTCTTCGATTGTGACCGGCGTGCCAGGATTTGTTGTCCTATGCTGTGTCCAATCCCTGAACTTATAGTTAACAAGCCAGTCCGTTAGCAGATCGATAGACAAGTCTCTTGCTTGCTCGTAAAGGGCCAGTTTTGCCAAATCGAGTGACTTGAGCAGGACAACGTCAGCTGGTTGTAGGTTGCCCTTCTGGACTAGCTCATGAACCTTGTCGTAGTAACCCATTGCAGGGACGTATTCTCCAGTTCCAGAAGCGGGAACTTGCGGATCAATTGGGCCAAGGCTCGACGCATAATCCATATAGATCTTATCGCCTGACATGCAAAAGATCGTTCCAGCAGACATCGCCATATCAGGAATGACAAAGTAGACATTATCGTAATGGTTGCGGAGAACGTTAACCATCTTCTCTGTGGTTTCTGCTGATCCGCCACCTGTGCGAAGTACGATAGATACAGTGCCGTCAGTTCGTTCTGATCTATCTCTTACTTCTTCGACAAAATCTCTGAATATCCGGAAATACTCCGGAAAAATACCACCGTGATAGAAGATCACATCTGACGAAAGATGCTGCTCAAGAACGAGTGCCTTCTCATTGACAAGGTCAAAGATTGACCTTTCAAACATATCTGGTGTCATTCGCCTTCCCCGTGAGGCTGCTTATTTATTATTCGCGTATATGGTGTCATCGTTGGTGCGAGCGATCAAGTGAAAATGGATGACCTTATTGTGAGAAATTTGACGTCGATTGCAGCCTGATCTGAGGCGTTTCATTTGAAAAAAATTAGACACCGGTTCCGTAACTCATTGGAATTACACAGCGTGAACAAAGCAGGAAAATTGTCTAACGGTCTATGATTTCAAAGAAAAACGCACACACTTCTAATCTGTAGGTTGCAGGTTCGAGTCCTGCAGGGATCGCCATTTTTCTTTATGTTTTTCAGTATGTTGCGAGTTTCCTCGTCTTTGTGGATTGGGGTCGCTAGTCACTTTGGCTGCTGCGCCGGCCTCATGGCCGGTGATCGCGCCGATTTCGATCCATTCATGGTTCCATTTCGCGCAGGCGCGTTATCGCGGGATGCTCCCGTCATGGGGGAATCTTTGATGAGGTTGGTGGTGCGATGGCGGCCCGCATGAATTTGCACAAAGGCCGCTGCGTCAAACGGCTAGCCCTTGGGGGCTGTGGGCAATGCGGTGTCTTTATCTGTTCAACAGTATACTGGCATATGCCTGACGTTCGCTACGCAGCTCTTCATTCGCAGCAATCAAGCTGTTTGCAATATTCTCAATTGCTTCCAGGGTTTCGGCGGGGGAAGTAGTAGTGGTGTATTTTTGTTCACCAAGCGGCTTTGTTTTCTCGACGATTTCCTTTGCGGCATCTCGCAGCGATCTAGGAAAATCGGTATTGGCCGCGATGGTCTGTGCTTGATTGCTGTGAGAGACAGCCCCTTTGACGTCAACTCTGATGTTGTTCCAGTTGTTCTCGACTTTGCCGCTTTCGGCGTAAGGAGTTGCTAAGAGTGTCTTGCGGGCTTTTCCAATATGTTCCTGTGCGTCTTTGATGGTTCTGTCAGTAACGCGCAAAAGCCTGTCCACAGGGTCGAGTTCGCGATTAACGGCGTCCTCGCGATTTGCCTGAATATGTTCGCGGGTCGACAAAATAACAAATATACCGCCCATGAGCCCCAATCCGCCCGCCAAAACCGTCTCCCATTGAAATTTGACCCACATGGAGCAGAACATATTGCCAATTGGTCTACATGATTGATCGATAATCAGTCCAGCGGCGGAGAAAGCGGCGCTCGCAATGAAGGCGGCGGGTAAAGGCCACCACTTTTTGAGTTTTTGAGTGTACAATTTCACTATGGTCAACTCGCCGCCCGCTCCGGCGGATACACAGTTTGCGGTTGCCAGTCGGCTTCGGCCTGTTCGCCGTCCCAGGCATCAACCGATGCCTGAAGGTTCACCCAGAACAGTGTGGTGGTGCCAAGCGTTTTGGCGATGCGCGCGGCCAGCGGGGCGTCAATACGGGCATGGCCGTTGATGATGCGGCTCAGGTGTTTTTCGCTGATTTCGACATCGTCGGCGAAATGCTTTTGCAGGATTTTGCGCGGGACAAGGTAATGTTCGCGCAGGATCACGCCCGGATGGGTCGGGCGGCGATTGCGGCGAAGCGGTCGGGGTGCGTTCATCAGTGATAATCCTCCAGATCAAGGATCACGATATCCTTGCCGTCCCATGTAAAGGTGATGCGCCAGTTTCCCGAAACACTCATGGCATATTGCCCGGCACGATTGCCGATCAGCGGATGAAATTTCCGAACCCCCATGCAGTCGGCGAGATCGGCGATGCCATCAAGATGATCAAGGATCAGCAGGGCGTTTTTCTGGAAACGTTTGTCAACATAGCGCGACTGTCCGTTTTCAAACAGTTCGCGCATGCCCCTGTGCTTGATATCCCTGATCGGCAA